CGATCTATGGGAAAAGAAGCTCAATAATCAATTGTTAAAGCTCATTGAAAATGGATATAACCCTATTGATATTATTAGACAAAGTTTAGATAAAAAATATTATAAGTTTGTACCACTAGAATCTAGCAGTAATAAGTACAACTGCAATAAAAGAGGTGGCGAACTATTAGATAGTAAGATAGTAGGTAATGATGTAGAAGAAGCAAGACGAAGATTAGAAGAAGATGAAAGTGAGGAATGGTATTGATGTTTACAACATGGAATAGTAATAAGTTAAAAAATCTTGATGCTACAGAAAAGTTTATACTAGAGAATAGCTATATCCCTAAATATCAGTGGATAGAAGATAGTTTAAAGCCACTTGATGATGTAGATGCTTTCAAACGATTATCTGAAATAAGGTCAAATATAGATAGTTTTTTGTATAGTTATATAAAAAACAATCTTTTAATATGCAGTAATAATATAGGTAATGGTAAAACAGCATGGGCATTAAAGTTAATGCTGACATATATAGAGGGACAAAAAGGTAAGCTCAACAATGTAGATGAAAGATTGATTACATTAGATAATTATGATTTCTGTGTATTCTGTCAATCAGTTCCGTTTCTTGTAGAGATGAAACAGTTTGGCAACAATAGAGATAGTTATGAAATGTATAGACGATTATGTAAAACCAATCTTGCTGTTATAGATGATTTAGGCGTAGTTAATATGTCGCAGTATGATTACAATGTTATATATGCAGTAGTTGAAAAACGATTGTTTGCAGGTCTGCCTACAATATTTACAACAAATATGACAAATAAAGATGAGATGCGAGAAGTGTTAGGACCAAGACTTACAGATAGAATATGGAACAACTCAGAAATTATAGAATTTAAGAATAGGGGATTTAGGGGAGTATGAGCGCAATATATCTACAAGTATTAACACGAATAGTTGATGGGAAAGACTATTCATTTATAGAGGACAATAACCTCACAAGTAATATGTTTGATGCATATTCGGATGTATTTGATTTTATAGTCGACCACTACAATCAATACAAAGTTATTCCAGAAGATACAACAATTCAGCAGAAGTTTCCGGAAATTGAATTTGTTGAGGTGACTGAAAGTGATGAGTACTTATTGGATGCATTAAGAAGTGAGAATGTATCTAATAGATTGCAAAGTATATTCAGACACGCTAATGAGGTTGCCAGTAAAGACGGTAGCTTCGCCACATTAGAATATCTTAAAGATGCTATCACTCATATCGAAATAGAGAACCGTATAGCGTCCACAGAGATTATAAGTTCATTCAATGATAGATTACAACACTCAACAGATGTAACACTTAATCATGCTGATTGGTTTATACCTACAGGCTTTAATGAACTAGATAACGATATAAATGGTTTTCAGAGAGGAGATGAGCTTGTAGTTTTATATGCTCGTACCAATCAAGGTAAATCATGGATATCTGAGAAGATAGCTACATATATGGCAGAGATAGGATTTAGAGTAGGCTACTTCTCTCCTGAAATGGGTGAACTTGATATAGGTTATAGATTTGATACATTACATGGTCATATCTCAAACAATGCTATGAGATTGGGCAGAGAAGAAGATGATTTCAGTCTTGAATCCTATAAAGAATACGGAGATACATTAAGTGAATTGACTGGTAAATTGTTCGTTACACGACCTAAGACATTTAACAGAAAAGTTACTGTATCAAAGTTAAGACAGTGGATAAAGTCTGATAAATTAGATGCATTATTCATAGATGGTATCACATATCTTACCGATGAAAGATTTAAGAGAGGCGACAGTAAAACAATTTCATTAACTAATATTTCAGAAGATTTGATGGAACTATCAGCAGAATTAAAGTTACCAATAATTGTAGTTGTGCAAGCAAATAGAGGCGGAGTAGTAGATAAAAATAGTTTAGATACTCCAGAGCTAGAGAACATCAGAGATAGTGATGGTATAGCACAGAATGCCAGTATTGTATACGCAATTCGACAAGTGAAAACAGGTGGTGGTGAGACATTTCTCATCTTTGATAATAAGAAGATGAGAGGTGGAGAAGTAGGTAAATCCTATAAATATAGATGGGATATTAACTATGGTAAGTTTGTAGCTGTTGCAGATAATGAGATACAACTAAATCAAGATACAGATGAAGCTCCAGTAAGAGAAAAGAAAGAACCTACAGCAGGTAGACGTTCAAAACGAGAAAAGGTAGCAGAAGATGATTATTGATAATACAGAATACTTAATAGATTCTATTGATATTATAAATCTGCTCAAGGTAGATTTAGCTCAACATAATATCGAGTATTTGAAAGATGTAAAAGATGGACCTAAAAACATACAGATTACTTGCCCCTATCATGCTAATGGTCAAGAGCATAAACCATCTGCTGGTGTAAGAAAGTCTGATGGAGTATTCCATTGCTTTGCGTGTGGCGCTACACATACATTACCCGAAGTAATATCATACTGCTTCGGGTATGATAGTGATAGCTATGGTAAGAGATGGTTAGATACTCATATACAAGATAGAATCTATACAAGCGGTAGACCACATTATAAAGAGAGTCAGAAAGAAATAGTAACTAATAACTTTGTTTCAGAAGAGGAGTTAGATAGTTACAGATGGACACATCCATATTGGGCAGAAAGAGGTATAGTAAATGATAATATTATCGAGTTGTTCGACCTCGGGTATGACAGACAGACTCAATGTATTACATTTCCCGTTAGAAATGAGCAGGGACAATGTGAATTTGTTGCGAAGAGGTCAGTCAATACTAAGTTCTTTAAATACCCATCAGGAGTATCAAAGCCATTGTATGGACTCTATGAGTTATGCTCTTTGGGCTTACAAGATGAGGAAATACTTGTATGTGAATCAATGATAGACTGTATTCTATTATGGCAGTCAGAACATTATGCAGTAGCACTAAATGGACTAGGTAATGAACGTCAGTTCAAGCAGTTAAGAGATTTGCCAGGCAAGAATCTAATATTAGCTACAGATAATGATAAAGCTGGTAGAGATGCTAGACAGAGAATAAGAAGTAAAGTAACTAATAAATGGATGTCAGAGATAGTATTCCCAAAAGGAATAAAGGATATAGGTGAATGTTCTAAAGAGCAAATAGATAACATATTAGATTGGAGAGAGTACATAGTATTCAGATAAAAATTAAAACAGGCAATTTTCTCAAAACAGTTTACAACTATAATTAAATATGTTATAGTATGTTTAGTTGCTGAGAAACACAAAACGTCAAACGACAGAAAGGGACAAAACAATGTCAAAAGAAAAGAACGAAACAAAAGTTGGTGTAATTGGACAGATGTATGAGGACAGAAAAACAGGAAAGCTCGGAGTACTTGAAGACCGTAATGAAAAGTATAAGACTTTGCTGATGCGAGATGAAGAAGGTAATTCATTCAATATTCAGTTCTCAACTTTTCACAGTCAGTGGCACAAGTATCAGGGTGATACTGTGATTCAGACTTCTGCACAGAAGGAAGAGATTAAGCAGGAAGAAAAGAAGAAAGTCAGAGAGCAGGAAAAGAAAGTACAGAAATCTAAAAAAGAGCTGTCAGAGATTGGTGAAAAGCCAGTACTATCCAGAGAAGATAAGCTCAAAGCATTGATAGCACTTGAAAATGTTGTTAAAGATGCTGTCGAAAAGAAAATCCCAAATTCAAAAGTAACCCACACAATGAGAGGTGGAGTGAAAGTCTACTATAAGAGAAAGTATCTTATGGGATTATATCCAAGAACAATGGAAAACAAGGTAACAGTGGACACTACAACTGATATTGCTAATCTGATTGATTTAGGTGATATTGAGGTAGAGAAGATTGTACATAAAGAATGGCATATTAGCACAAAGCTAAGATTCTCAGATAAGTACCTCAATGATGTACTGAAAATCTTCATAGGAGTATTAGTTGATTATGTCAATAATACATACATTACTAACGAAAAAACGAAAGAAACGAAGGAGGAAAACAAGTAATGCCAAGATTTAGTTACGAGGAAGCAGAATCATATGGAAGTAATGGGAGTAAGACAAATTACTTCTCACTAAAAGGTGATGGGGATAAAGCATACGTTCATCTTTTAGGAGATGATATGAATGACTTTCCGGGATATGCCGTACATGAGATTCACATGGGTGATAAGAAAAGATATGTGAACTGTCTGAGAGAAGCAGGAGCACCTGTTACAGACTGTCCATTCTGTGCACAGGGTAAGAATAATCCAGAACTTAGTAAAGTATTAGCTAAGTTGTTTATTCCACTTTATGACTGCGATACTGATGAAGTAAAGATTTGGGAAAGAGGTAAGGGATTCTTTAGAGACCTTGCAAGCTATTGTTCTCATAATCCTCATGTATCTAAGTTAGTTACAGAGATTGAGCGAAGAGGAAGAGCAGGCGATACAAAGACTACATATGGTCTGTATAAAGATAGCGAAGAGCCTGAGTTTGATATAGCTAATGTTCAGGAAGATATTCCAGAAATCTTAGGCGACATAGTATTAGATAAGTCTAAGGAAGACATGGAGTATTTTGTAAAGAATCATAGATTCCCTAATGAAAGCTCAGAAGCTGGGGTATCAAGAAGAGATAGCGGTGAAGCTACTGAAAGAAGAACATTCTCCAGAAGAAGTAACAGAACTGCCGAAGATGAATATTGATTAAATTGGACCCCACAGTATTATTGCATGATATGATTAACGCTGGAAAAACTTACTTATGCTAAATAAATAATCTTATCACATATCAGATAAGAATATAGTTCCAACATTTCCACCCCATTTTTTGTAAGAGAAATTGAGAAAACAACTCCCGAAATAAACTTTCTTTCCAATTAGCATAAGTTAAATATCTAAGTTATAATTTATTGGACCGCTCCAATAAGGGTTTATAAGATATATATAAATTGAAAGGACGATAAGATAATGCCACTATTTGAAGTTCCAAAGCTAAACGGCCGAGAGCAAGATTTAGCATTATTGAAAAAGTCCAAGACGAGAACAAAAACAACTGCCGCCACTAAATCAAGTGGTGGCAGTCTTGTTAATAAGATAAACGCCATAAAAGCTATGGTAGAAACTCATCTTGGAAAGTATAAAGATGAAACGCTCATCATACAAGACATAGATACACTCCATGACTATATAGATAAATGTATAGCTAATGGAATATGTGGTATTGATACAGAAACAACAGGACTAGACCCATTACAAGATGATTTAGTAGGAGTAGGTATATATACCCCTAATGAAAAGACAACATATATTCCTATAAATCATATATCATATGTTACTGGACAAAGAGTAAAAAATCAGCTAACAGAAGAAGAGGTTGGAAAAGAGTTAGCAAGATTAAATATAGACATAGATATGTTCAATGCTCCATTTGATATACGATTTATCAAGAATCATAATGGTCCAAGATTAAAGTGTACATGGGATGCATACTTAGCTTCAAGATGTTTGAATGAGAATGAGCCTAATAAAGGTTTAAAGAAACTGCATCAGAAGTATGTACTTAGAGGCGAAGAAGATGCCTTCAAGTTTGATGAGGTATTCAAAGGTGTTAATTTTGCATATGTACCTATACAGACAGGAGCGTTATACGCAGCCCATGACCCTAAGATAACATATGAGTATGCGGAGTATCAGAGAAATATCTTTAAGACAAAGGAAAGTCTGAAAGATGTGTATTGGGTATTTAAGAATATAGAAATGCCATGTATAGATGCAATCGTTGAGCTAGAAGATAACGGTGTGGAATTTGACTTTGATTACAATCAAAAATTAAAGGATAAATATCATAAGATATTAGATGAGAAGATGGAAGACTTCCAGACTGCTTATCATATGTATGATGAAGATATAGCAAACTATGATGGCAAAGTAAGATTTGATGAGCCTATCAATATAGCATCAGTACCTCAGTTACAAGCATTATTATACGACATTATAGGATTAAAGGGGCCGATAGATAAAAAGACAAAAGAACCATCAAGAAGTACATCAGAAGAAGCATTAAAGGTAAATAAAGATAATGCAGTAGTAAAAGCAATACTGGAGTATAGAGAGTTTGCCACAATCGTAAGTACATTTATAGATAAACTTCCTGAGTGTGTTAATCCAAAAGATGGAAGAATACATTGTAAGTTTAATCAGTATGGCGCAGACACAGGTCGTATGAGTAGTCAAGACCCTAACCTCCAGAACATACCTTCGCATAATAAAGAAATACGAAAGATGTTTAAAGCTACTGACGGATATGTGATGATAAGTTCGGATTATTCCCAGCAAGAGCCGCGAATGATGGCACTTCTTTGTGATGATGAAAAGATGATAAATGCGTATAAGCAGGGAAAGGATTTATATGCAGAAATCGCCTCATTGTCCTTTAATACAACATATGAAAATTGTCTTGAGTTTAGACCCGATGGAACGACTAACCCAGAAGGAAAAGAAAGAAGAAGTCAAGCCAAATCTATATTGCTTGGAGTGTTGTATGGAAGAGGGGTGCCAAGTATTGCAGAACAGCTTGGAACAACAACGGCGAAAGCACAAGCAATAAAAGACTCTGTATTTAGAGGATTTCCTGCTATTGAACAGTTTGAAAAAGACAGTATTCAAATGGCAGAAGATGTAGGATATGTCACAACATTGTGGGGAAGAAAGAGAAGATTACCTGCAATGATGTTACCAGACTATGAATTTGAATATATAGACAAAGATAGCTCAGACCCATTATCTTTTGACGAGGACGAAGATACAGAAGTTCCACAAGAGATAATAGATAAATATATGAGAAAGCTCAGTAGAGCGTGGGGAGCGAAACGAGGCAGTATTATAGCAGAAGCTAGACAAGAGGGTATTAAGATAACAGATAATACTAAGAATAAAGATATTACAAAAGTAGTTAATGCTAGAATACAAGGTAGTGCCGCAGACTTAACGAAATTAGCTATGATAAGAATAGTTAATGATGAACGATTGAAAGAGTTAGGTTTCAGATTGCTCATACCTGTACATGATGAGCTGATAGGTGAATGTCCTGAAGAAAACGTAAAGGAAGTAGCTGAGAGATTCACACATCTCATGAATATAGCTGGTGGAGAGAGGTTTACTATTCCTATAAAGTGTGACGCAGAAATAACAAAATGTTGGTATGGAGAACCTATAAGACTATGAATTTTGCAGTATTTATTACAACCCATGAAAGAGTAGATAGGGTGAGAACATATGACACGTTGAGAAAATGTGGTTATACAGGAAAGATATATATTGTAGTAGATAATGAAGATAAACAACTACAAAGATATTTGAATAGATTTCCTGACGTCCTGGTCTACAATAAACAGCTTCAATTTAATAGATGCGATAAAGTTATAGATACACAGCAAAAAGCGTCTGTAACTTATCCTAGAAATGCTGTGGAAGATTATGCTAAACACTTCAAACTAGATACTTTTATGGTATGTGATGATGATATAGTCGGATTTAGATACAGATGGGTTGAAGGTACTACTGTGAAATCATTAGCTATGAATGGTGGGCTAGATAAAGTTTTTGAATTATATTCTGACTATATCTTAGCCCACGATATAGCAGTCACTTCATTTGTACATATGTTATTCTATATGTCAGGTGTGCATAATCTTAATAAACGAATATCAGAACAAAGAGAGATTATCCAGCTCTTTATTAGAAATGCAAAGTTTGAAATGAATTGGAAAGGTGTAATGCGTCAAGATATGCTCACAAATACTCTTACTTCAAAAGTAGGGTATTTGTGGTGGGCATTACCGTTCATAACATATGATGCTGAGCCTATGAATGAAACAGGTGATAATGATGGTGGTATGAAAGAAACTTATAAAAACATATCAGAATATCAACGTTCATTTTTAGGAGTAATCACTACACCATCGTGCTTGAAAATAGGTGGTGCTAATGGTAGAATCAAGATGCAATGGGATAAATCCAAAGCATATCCTATGATTATTAGTGGGAGATATAAGAAATGAATTATGCCGTATTTATCTGTACTCATGGTAGACCATATACTCAGACAACATGGAAAGTGCTGAGAGAATGTGGATATACTGGCGACATTATAATGATGATAGATGATGAAGATGATGATGGTATGGGATATTTAGATGTAGTACATCAGGATGACAGAATGTGGCTACATATATTCAGTAAACAGTTATATATAATGGCAAACGACAGTGGTACTGATAAGCCTATAAGAAATACCCATCTTTATGCATGGAATGCTTGTGAGAATATCGCAAGAATGGATAGATATGATTATGTCATTATAGTAGATGACGATTTAACAGGATTCAGATACAGATATGAAGAAGATGGGCATTTAAAATCTCAACCTATAACTAAGAATATGGACAAATTGTTTGAAGCATATCTGAATTATATGGAAAACTCTAATATCTCCGCTCTATCAGTAGCAGATGCTAGAAACTATATAGGTGGTAAAGCAAAAGATGGGCGAAACATGAATACTCTTGTATTCAGAAAAGTAAGAGATAGAATAGTATGGAAATCTGAAATGTATGAGGAGATGGTAACATCATTACTAGCACAACAGACAGGAAAGTTCATATTTCAGCCAACATTCTTTCAGTATGAAACAAAGACAATGGCTAAAGATGTTAAAGGTGGTATGGAAGAAATCTATAATAGTAAGAGCATATTTAATAGGTCAGCTTATGTAGTAATGTATCATCCATCATGTGTGAGTTTTGACGCAAATAATACTGGGTTTAAACTGAAAAAAGACAATGCATTTCCTAAGTTAATAAGTTCCGAACATAAACTATTGTAAGCCTTAAAAATATGTTATATAATGTTTGTGTTGAGAAGCTACACAAAACGAGAGAGGAGAAAACATGAAACAGCTATTTGAAGATGAAAACGCAAAAAACAATCCTATGGGGGATGACACTAAGTATTCTAGGGCAATACGTGTACCACAGTATGAGCCATCTAATGAAAAGCCCAGTCTTGAATCAGTCTATGACCTTACTAAGTATAGTAAGCTAATGGCTAAAATCAATAAGTCTGGAGTATCAGAAGAAGAAAAGAAATTCCTTAAATTTGCCGCAACACGACACATTGTATTCACTTATAGTAAGATAGCAGATTACTATGCCCATTCAGATAAAGAGATGCAGGAGCTTATGGAAGAGTCTGCATTAGTTATCTTAGATATAGATGATGCAATAGCTAATGGTTATGTAGCTCTGTCTGAGAAAATGAAACAGCTTATAGAAGAAGAAAAGGCAAGAGATGCTAAAGCTAAAGATGCTAAGAATATTCTAAAAGCACAGAGAGAGCTGGCAGAGAAGAAAGCTAAGGAGAAAGTATGAACAAACTTGATGATTTTGCAGTAATGATATTATGTCATGGCAGAGCAGAAAATGTTCCTACTTATCCAACACTAAGAAAATATGGATATAGCGGTAGAATAATTGTAGTTTGTGATGATGAGGACACAGACTTACCTAATTATCAAGCTATATATCCTGAAGTGCAAGTATTCTCAAAACAAGAAGTATTAAAATATACCGACCCTATGGATAATAAGCATGATATGAGATGCGCAGTATACGCCAGAAATGCTTGTTTTGACATAGCGGAAAAAGAGGGAATTAAATACTTTGTAGAGTTAGATGATGATTATGTAGGAATGCCATACAGATATGAAGAAGATGGTGTAATGTATCGTAGTACATTAGCCAATCTTGATAAAGTATTTGAGGCTTACATAGATTTCTTAGAAACTAACGAGAACATCTATTCAGTAGCATTTGGACAGCCTGGGGATTTCATAGGGGGAGTAGGAAGTAGACTGCATCAGATGAAGTATAGAAGAAAAGTCATGAATAGTTGGATATGTAAAACTGAAAGAAGATTTACATTTAATGGTACTATGGAAGATGACTTTTTAACTTACAGTTTATTAGGAAGTCAAGGTAAAATCTTTATTACTTTTGATTTCATAATGATAGACCAGCCAGAAACTCAGCAAGTACAAGGTGGAATGACAGATATGTATTTAGGTGCAGGTACATATCAGAAATCTTGGTACGGAGTATTATGTTGTCCATCATTTGTAAAAATAGGTATGATGGGAGATAGGCATTATAGAATACATCATCAAGTAGAACATGAATGTGCTTACCCAATGATTATATCAAGTAAATACAAAAAATAGGAGGAAAGATAATGAAATTCACAACAAACACAGCACAGTTTCAGAACATGGTAGCAAAAGCAGTAAAGGGAGCGGGTATGAATAATGACTTATTCATTACTCAGCTTATGTCAATATCATTAAAGGACAATGTATTGACACTAACAACAACAGATAGCAATAACTATCTGTATGTCAAACAGCACAAGGTAGCAGGAGAAGATTTTTCAGTAGTAGTAGCAGTAGATAAGTTTGCAAAGCTCATTTCCAAGCTTACTTGTGAAGAGGTAACTCTTGAAATTCCTACTGCAAAGCAGGGTGAGTTAGATAAGTTAGTGATTAAAGGTAATGGTAAGTATGTCATTGAATTACCTTATGATGAAGAGGGTGAACTGATTGACTATCCAAATCCACTTGAAGCAGATAGTGAAAAATTCTGGAGTCATTCAGAAGTAAAGTTATCCACTATTAGACACATTCTTTCAACAGCTAAAGCCGCATTGCTTGTAGGTAAAGAAGATATGTGTTATTCAGACTATTATGTAGGAGATAGGGTAGTAGCAACAGATACATATAAAATCTGTGGTATTGATGTAAAAATCTTTGATGAACCTAAACTTATCTCATCTCAGCTCATGGATTTACTTGACGTAATGACACAGGAGAACATTGAGGTAAGATATAATGATGATACAATCATCTTTGATACAGGTGATGTTACTGTATATGGTAAGTCAGATGAGGGTGTAGAAGAGTATCAGATTGATGCTATCTCAGGACTTCTTGATGAACAGTTCCCAAGCTCATGTAAGATAGAGAAGTCACCACTGTTACAGATGCTTGACCGTCTATCATTGTTTGTAGATGTATTCGATAAGAATAGTGTATACCTTACTTTCACAAAAGAAGGACTTCAGGTATCATCTAAGAAAGACAGTGGTTCAGAGTTAATTCCATATAAAGAGAGTGATAACTTTGCAGACTATACCTGCTGTCTTGATATTGACCTTTTTAAGACACAGGTTAAAGCCTATCAGTCAGATGTTATCGAGATTCTGTATGGCAAGGAAAATAGTGTAAAGTTTGTGCTTAATAGTACAAAGCAGGTTATCGCCCTTGCAGATGATGACAGAACAACAGAGGAAGAATAACTCACTATGACTAGATTGAGGGAGAGTTAAATACTCTCCCTTATTTTAACTGAAAGGATAATTATGAGTAGAGATAGTCTAAAGAATGTTTCAAGATTGATTTCATTGGCAAGTAAAGAGATGCCAGTAGAAGAATCCTTTTTAGAGGATTATAAAAGAAGTGTAGAACTCACAGCTAATAAAGATAGAGGTTTATCTTCACCAACATTTAAACCATCGTCACTTAATTGTAAGAGAGGATGTTGGTATCAGATAATGCAAGTTCAGCCTGATGAAGGTAATACATCTTTTAATATGGTAGGTATATGTGACTCAGGTACTGATATCCATGTGAGAACACAGACAGCAATCATGCAGATGAAAGATAATGGCATAGATTGTGAATGGATAGATGTAGAAGAGTATATAAAAGAACATAACCTAGACTATCTGATAGTGAGGGAGAAAAAGGGTACAGAAACGAAACTTTATGATACTAGATATGGTACATATATTAGCTTTATGTGTGATGGTATTATAAAGTATAAAGGTAAATATTACATTGTAGAGATAAAGACAGAAAGCAGTAGTAAGTGGTATGGTAGAACAGATGTGGATAAGAAACATTATCATCAGGCAATATCATATTCAAACAGCTTTGGTATAGATGATGTATTATTTATCTATCGTGAAAGAGATTTATTAAATACGAAGGTGTTTAAATTTCATGTTACAGATGATATGAGAAAAGACCTTGTAGACTTCATTACAGATGTACAGGGTTATGTAGAACGTAAGATAACTCCACCTAAAGAAGATATACCAGCTGTGAATTGTCGTTACTGTGCATATTCAGCACAATGTAAGAAGGATAAATAAAAGGGGGATAATATGGCAAAAGTAAATCGTGGTAAAGACTTTGAACATCAAGTAAGAGAAGGATTACAAAAAGTACCTAATACAGAGGTATATAGATTACCTGACCAGATTACTTATCGTGTGGGAAGTAAAAATCCATGTGATATGTTCGTATTTCATGCTCCGCTTTTCTATGCCATAGAGTGTAAGTCTGTCTATGGAGACAGACTTCCCTTTGCTAATATCTCAGAATATCAGTGGTCAGAGTTATTGCGTATGTCAAAGCTGCCTGGAATCGTTTCCGGTATACTGTGCTGGTACATTGATAGAGATAGAACAGTATTTATTCCAATTCAATTCCTCGAGACCCTAAAGCAAAATGGAGCTAAGAGTATTCGATATGATGCAGATGACAGTCATCTTATAGATATAAAGGGTAAAAAGAGGAAAATACTGTGGGATTATGACTTTTCAGCATTTCTCCTATAAACACCATAATAAATATGTTATATAATGAAAGAAAAAACAGAAAGTGAGTGTGTTATGGGAGAAATTGTAAAGTTTGAATTAGGGTGTAAGCATTGCGAGAATTTATCTAGGATAGATAAAAACACTTATGTTTGTTTAGCATTATTACATAATGACGATAGTGATGTTATACCTGTAAAAGACGGCAGAAAAACTGATGATTGGTGTGCTTGTGATGGTGATGATTTTGTAAGAACATTAAACAAGAAACATTTACACGTAGATTGAAAGGAGAAGAAGCATGGCAATATCTAAAGAATTATTAGATAAGATAGAGTCAAATTCAGAAGAGCTGGATAAGACCATAAATGAAATTACAGAAATGTATTCAGGTGAACTTGATGAATATATGAGATTTGTATTAGGTATTCTTAGAGATGATAAACAGCCACCTACTGATGAAGAGTTGGATGACTTTGTTCTTAGATTATCTTCACTCATATATTTTACAAGTGTTGGTGCAGAACAGATGGGCATAAGAGATGATTTATCCCACACTGCATATAAAGAAGCATATAATACCGCTCGTTCATTATTGACAACAGGTACTGTAGCTGATAAAAACGCACAGGCAGAGCTAGATGCATTAGCTGAACACGTAGTACATCTGGTATATAACAAGTCATATAAGATTTTGAAAGCAAAAGTAGAAGCGGCACAGGAAGTATTATCTTCTATAAAGAAGGTAATAAGCCGTAGAATGAGCGATTTCACTACATCTCAGTTAGATGTTAATAAGTAAGGGAGGATAATAATGGCTAAAGAAGCTAGACCGTCACTTGATGATGTTATAAAGAAAATCAATAAAGATTCGGGTTCAAATATAGTTGGATATGGTATACCTAAGAGAGAATACACAAGAATACCTTTCACATCTCCTAGAATGAACTATTGTACTTATGGGGGAATACCTACAGGAAGAATAGTTGAGTTTTTTGGTGAAGAAGGCGGGGGTAAGACAACATCAGCACTTGATATTGTAGGTAACTATCAGCGTATGCAGGCGAATGAAGAACATCCTAAACGAGTAGTATATTTCGATAATGAGAATACTTTGGATGTACTATGGGCAGCAAAATTAGGGGTAGATGTAGATTCACTAATACTTATTCAGCCAGAAGAACAGAGTGCCGAAGAACTGTTGGAAGATGTATTAGATATGATGAGAACAGGCGAAGTAGGGTTAGTTGTAATTGATTCAATTGCAGTATTAGTATCAGCACAAGCTATGGAAAAAACAGTTGCCGACAAAACATATGCAGGTATATCTATGCCACTTACAACATTCGGTAATAAAGCTAATATGTTATGTAAACAGCATGATTGTACTGTAATAGGTATAAATCAGTTAAGAGATGATTTAGCTGCCATGTACGGTAATGCTACAAAAACGCCTGGGGGAAGAGCATGGAAACATCTGTGTTCTGTAAGATTACAGTTTACAAAGGGTGCATTTATTGATGAAAAGGGCAATGAGATAAAGCGAAGCTCAGAAAGTCCTGCGGGCAATAAAGTTCTTATGAGTATGGTTAAAAATAAAACTTGTCCATCAAATAGAAGGGGTGGATATTATACAATCGATTATGCTAATGGTATAGATTACTTAGCAGACTTGATAGAAGTAGCTCTTAAATATGACCTCATATTACAGAAAGGCGCATGGTTCTCAGTTATAAATCCAGATACAGGAGAGATATTAGCTGAAAAGATACAAGGTATGTCTAACGTTAGAGAGTTTTTCATGGATGAGGTTAACGAGCCTACACTTGATTTTGTAGAGCAGTATATAGACAGTAAAATAGGCATGTAAAAATAAGCGGGAGATTTCATTCTCCCGCTTTACTATTATATAAATGTGTTATATAATGTTTAATATAAAATGTGTATAAACAGAAAGGGGAGACAATGAAAGAAATTTTACAAAAGTGGTCAGGTAAGTTTGAAATTAACAATGAAATCTATACAGACTTACATGATGTGGAATTGAAAGACGGAGAAGATTTTCATATCACGTTACTTTCAAAAAGACGGGAGGTGAGTGATATTGAAGATTAAATGCAATCCTGAAGATTGCGACAACTGTCCGTACTCAGATTGTATAGGGGAAATTAAAAAGAAACCGGGCAGAAAAGCTCTACCACCAGAAGTGTTAAAAGAACACAGGCGAGCTTATGATAGACAATATTATTTAGCTCACAAAGAAAAACATAACGCATATTATAGGGAGTATTATAAGAGGAAAAAGTATGAAAAAGCGAATAGTCGAAACTCTAGTTGTGGTAAGTTTCCTGACACTTCTAATAGTCAGTAATAGAAATACTGCTATAGATGAAAAAGATGTTGCCGAGAGTCAAACTATCATAGATACGATTGAACCAGAGCTGTATGCTGATTTTAGTAATTATACAATAATAGCTCACACAACATTTACAGATGAACAGGAAGAACTGAGAAACGAGATACTATATGGGGAACTTGAAGAGGCAGTACTTGTAGTTCAAGCAGAAGCGGGGAATCAAGATGAACTTGGTAAAAGATATGTTGCAGATGTAATATTTAATAGGCTGGATAGTGAAGATTTTCCAGATACTGTACATGAGGTAGTATATCAGAGAAATCCAATTCAGTTCGCAACAACAGTAAATGGTAGTATGGATGTTGCCGCATATAATGTGACAGAAGATGTATTTCAAATAGTATTAGAGGAATACATAAACAGAACAAATTCCGACATAATCTACTTTAGGACAGAACATTATAGCACAGATGGAAAGCCTGCATTTAAGCACGGTGACCACTTTTTCAGTACGAGGTGAGAACATGACAATAGTAGATATGATGGAATTAGGGCTAATGTTTCTAAAAGTAGTGCTTGAAATATTAGTAGCAAACATAATATCCGCAGAAACATTAAACTTAATTGATTTTATTAAAGAGGATTGAATGAATAGGAGAAGCGAAAAACTAGACCAATATCTCAATAAGCAAGTTGAAATCACATTTATTGATGGAGATATTGTGACAGGAATTTTAGAATTTGACAGACCATATTGGGGACTAAAATTTGGTTCAAATCAATATTCAATAACACGCAATGGCACACATATGTTTTTTAGAAAAAGCCATGTAAAGAACATAAAGGAAAGTGAGAAAATGTAAATGCTTTGGGAAGAAATGGAAAGATACACAAAACTCACAGGAGAAGATGCAACTCATGTGCCAATAATAAAATTAGGAGCTTATCTTGATGGATATGAAAAAGGTATAGAGGTGCTAGACAAGATAAGAGCCGAGATAGAGGAAACATATACGAATATTACTTATCAAGAAAACAGAGATAGAAAAGCAACGTGGGGATTAAGAAAGGCTTTAGAGATAATCGACAAGTACAAGGCAGAAAGTGAGGAATAATATGTATGCATCAAAATTAGTATCGTTAATTTTTGTATTTTTAGCAGTATGGATGGGGGTATCTCATGTATTGATAGGGTTGACTGATATAGGTGGATATAGGAGTATTAAGACAAAGAGTATAGCATTGATAGTACTTATCTTATTTTTAGTTTTAATGAGAATTTCAATATTTTTGATGATGGGAGAATAAAATGAAAATGACAGTAAAGCAACTAATAAATAAGTTAAAGAAATATCCCGAGGATGCAAAGATAGTTGTAGACAATGACGAAAGTTATTTTAGTGGTACATATTTTGCTACCAGTGTTGAAGAATATGAAGAAGGTACGGTATTGATAGCTACAGACTATAAAAAGAGGTTAGAAGAATGGGAATGACGATTGATGAAGCTAGGACAGCACTAGGAAAAGAACGAAAATATGCACTTCACGAAAATAAGCAAGCCTTTGATATAGCTATTGACACTATGAAAAACTATCAAATGATGGAAGCCGACTATGAAGCAAGATTAAAGGCTGATATGGTGGCTATGCTTACTGATATACAGTTGAGGATTGAAGAATTAGATACACCTCCTGCATATCAAGATGAAGATTACTTTTTGATTGGCACAAATAAATGTAGCGAACTTATCCAACAGAAAATAGACAAACTGAAAGGAGTAGCAAATGATATTTGATTTAATCAATAATGGTGCAGACCCATCATCTGTAATAACACTAACAGTATTGGCATTTGTATGTGGGTTTTCAATAGCAACATTTATCCATAGGATAGGGAGGTAGAAGATGGGAATGAGAATTGATGATGAAATCTATGTACATGGTTATTTGGATGAAATACGACAGGATAAAGTAATAGTCAGAAATGAGGGCGGCTATTTTGGAACAGTAGTAGATGAATTAGTAGAAGCAATTCCAAAAGCCGACTACGAAAATCGCTTAAAGGCTGACATGGTGGCTATGCTTACAAAGTTAAAGGAAGAGATAAGTGACTATCACGAAATTGGTTGTGATAAAGATTGTAATAATTGTCGTATGGTGGCCTGTATCGAGCCAGCAAACGTTATTAAAGATTTAAATATTATCCAACAGAAAATCAATGAATTAAAAGGAGAAAAAGATGATAAAGATAATTAAAAAAGGAACAAAACAGACAGTAGAATGTGAAAGATGTGGATGCCTATTTAGTTTTGATACCAATGATATAAATTATGGTAATCAACATGACCCTGAAAGAACTATTAACTGTCCACAGTGTACATATAAAATTGATTTATGGGAGTATGAACAATGAACAGAGCACAGAGAAGATTACAGGCAGTACAACAGAGAAAGAGCGAACTTACAGATAAGGAAAGGCAGCTAAACGAAAGATTACATAACTACTATCAAAAACAGCTCAATGAATTGGTAGATAAATATAATAAAGAGTTAGAAGAGATGGAAGAAGAGTTACAACATGAGAGGGAAAATAATGTAACTAATGACTGGTATTGGTTTTATGCAAACTTATGTTTAACTCTTAAAGATGATTACCACAAGAATAATGATTATATTGCCAAGTTTGTTGATAAGATGGAGAATCGTCTAAGAGGTTTCAAGAATACAGATATGAGCCGTGATGAATTGATAGCAATGTGTAGTGATAAGTGCGGTATTATTCTATGTGATGAGGAGGACGAACACTGTGAGCAAGACAATAAGTAAGTTCTTATTAGTAATAATTATGTGCCTAATGCTATCAGGGTGTGAAGATAAAGAGTTAATTAAAGATACTGTAATAGATTGTAGATATAATGAATCTTACACAGAAACAGTTACCGATTACGATTATAAATATAATCTGCATGAAAGTAAGTGGGAGTTAGTTCCTGATATTCACACAGAGTATCATCCTGAAAGCTATGAGCTATACCATGAATATACATATTCAGATGGCAGTACAAGAAGAGTATGGACATACTGTACTAGAGGAGAATATTTAGCTACCTCAAAGGAGTTATATGGAACAGACTATTAAAGAGAAAATACTTCAAAGAAGAAGGCAGATGTTAGTCCATTCTTATATATATTATGAATTGAACCAGAATATAGTATCTGACCATCAATGGGCTAAATGGGCTAAAGAATTAGAACAGTTGCAGAAGGATTATCCTAAAGAATCATCAGAAGTAATGTATTATGAGGACTTCAAAAACTGGGATGGTAGCTCAGGTGCATTTTTAAATTTTGGAGAAGATATAAAGACCGTCGCAAAAATTCTTTTAGGAGAAATTAAAATCTCAGATTCTACTAATATAAAGTCAAATTTTGTACAAAAAGTACAAAAATCACAATTAAAATCACTAAATCCTAAAAAATCAGTGAAAAATAGTGGAACAAGGAGTTTATTCTAAACGTATTGACATTTACGTTACCATAATGTATCATCTATATTGTAAATGATATATAACACATTTAACAAACGAAAGAAACGAGAAAAGGAGAAAAACGAGATGACACTATTAGAATTACAAGATGTATTAGGAGACAGAATTAAAGTAGCTTTAAAAGAGAACATGACACCGGAGCAGAGACAGACAGAGAATGAGCAGTCAGCATTGATTGTAGGCTTAGCAAAGCAGATGATTAACAATGGAGACCTTATTCTCAGAACAGAGAAACTTGCCGCTCAGACAAAATCACTTTCAGAGTCAGCCGCTATGAAGCTGATAACAGGCAGATTGATAGACGAACAGAAGAAAGTAGAATCGGCTATTGAGACTGTAGTGGAGAAGTGATATGAACAGAGAGTATACGGAAGAGCAGATAGAGTGGATAAAGGATAACAGAAGCGGTCATTCTTATCAGGAATTAACTGAGCTGTTTAATGAGCGTTTTGGCACAAACAGAACATTTAATGGTATAAAGACAATGTGTACTCATAGACTTCATGCCTGTGATACACATGAGCCCTATACAAAAGAACAGGATAAATGGTTAATCGAAAATGCTTTGAAGTATAACAATTATGCAGAAGTTGCCGAAGAGTTTAATAAGCTCTTCGGCACAAATAAAGTTGATAGAGGTGTTCAGTCCCATTGTGTTAGAGTGTTAAAAATAATATCAGGCAGACAGTCAAAAGCTCCTAGTGGTTGGAATAAACAGCCTATAGGTGCAGAGTTGCTTACTAAAGAAGGTTATACTTTAGTAAAAATAAATGACACAGGCATTAAGAATAAAGACTGGATAACTAAGCAAAGATATATCTACGAACAACACTACGGTAAGATAGGCGACACTGATATAGTAGTATTTTTAGACGGTGATAAATCAAATTATTCTTTAGATAATCTTGAGGCTATACCTAGAGCTATAAGTTTAAGAATAAACGCTAATAAATGGAATCATCCTAATAAAGAGTTCACTTTAGCCGCTATAAGATGGTGTGAGTTGTATTATGTATTGAAAGCGCAAGGCGCTATTTGAAAGGAGATAATAAATGGAAAACACAGTAGTAACAAACACAGTATTGGACAAGAAGCTAGATGGATATGGGGCAGATTCAAAATTACAGAATTTTGTAGCCCCACAGGAAATCACAGTTACAATTACTCTGTCAGAATATAGGGAATTAGTATCTAAGGTAGCTACAAGAGATGCAGATATTGATAAGGCTAATACTGAAAAATGGAAGAGAGATGATGAGAATAAGAAGCTCAAAGCGGAAGTATCTGAACTTAAGGCAAAACTCTATGAATTACAGAGTAATATGAATAATGCTAAGGAAGAAGAATCAGATGAGACCTAAGAATTTCAGCACAAGATATTATTCATCCAAGCAAGAAAAGAAAGTAGCAAAAGCTGTTGGTGGTAAGCAGACTGCCAATAGCGGGGCTACACTTTGGAGTAAAGGGGACGTCCGAACAGTCGATAATCTTTTCTTGTTGGAGTGTAAAACTCATACAGAGTTTAAAGATAGTTTCTCCATTAAACATAGCTGGATAGAAAAGAACAGAGAAGAAGCATTTCAGATGGGCAAAAGATATTCAGCATTAGTGGTAGATTGGGGCGATGGCGAGAACCATTATCTTATAGATGAGCACCTGTTTCAAGAGTTGTTGGAACATTTAAGAGAGGTGAACAAAGAATGAGTGATATTGTATTTGAGGATAAAAGTAGATTTTTCAACTCAGTAGCTAATGGGCACTATGGCTCAAACATTAAAAGTTTTAAAGAGGTATTTAAGAAAGAGGTGAATAAAGAAATGACATTGCAGAAATTAAATGAATTATGTGTTAGGCATAATATTCCTAAAGATGTGAAGTTGCTTTCAGATTCTGGCTGGGAATGTGATGAAACTGAGATGAATGGAGTATATTATTGTGAGCAGTCAAATGTAATAGTGTTCACTCAAGGTAGTAGTAAATTTGACTATGAATATAACAATAATGGTTATGGTGACTTTGTGAGAATTGATGATAGAGAGGTGAACAATGAACATAATTAAATTAACTCGTGTAGATGATGATGCGGCAGTATACATAAATGCTGATACTATAACTCATGTAGTAGATTATTGGGATGGTTCAGAAGTCTATGTAGTAGGTAGAAAGAAGCCTCTGTATGTAAATGAAGAGGTAGACGTTATTGTTAAAGTGTTACTATATTTAGATAGAAAGGATAAAGATGAAATTCAGCATACCTGAGTATCTAAAAGAAGAGGAAGAAAAGCAAAACATAAGTTTATTGCCAACATTAGATGAGTTGTATGAGATGGAAAGTTACTTGTATGACCCTGATGTAGAAAATGCAGGAGATAGAGATTGAATAAGAAGTTATTGATGGAACAATTTGATGACATTTTAGCAAGTTATCGTCCAGAAGATTCAAAGATAGTTTGTGACACCGTGAACGAATTGTGTGAACATGGTATACCTAAGGGGTGTTATCAAAATTATGCGGTATTGAACGACATTCTTAGAGTTTTAGGTATATTCGAGAGTTTGGTTAAGATTAAAGGGGATGAAAATGAACAAAACTCAGAAAGTAAAAGAGCATCTATTGAGATTCGGTAGTATAACTTCTTGGGATGCCATAAATCTTTATGGCGAAACAAGATTATCTGATGTAATATTAAAGCTCAGACAAAAGGGTTGGGATATTAAAACTGTCAGGTGTGAGTTTACAGACAGATATGGTAATATTGGTAAATATGCAAACTATGTTTTGAAAGGGGATGATGATGTATAGAATATTTCAGAACAAGAGAAATCCAAATAAGTTTATAGAAGTGAAACGATATAACGATGGCCATTATGTATGGAAACAGTTTATCGAAAATACAGTTACTCATACAAGAACTTATACAGGATGTTCCCTTAAAAGAAGTAAGCTAGGTAAATGGAATAGAGTAAGTTGTGATACATTAGCAGAGGTAATATCTAGTGATTATGTATTTGTAATGGAGGAGATGGAGAACAATGAGTAATTCAAACAGTAACAATTCAAACAGTAACAAATCAACAGCAGGTGGAGTAACATTCTGTGGACTTCTTACAATAGCTTTTATTGTATTAAAGCTGACAGGAATAATCACATGGTCATGGGTATGGGTATTAGCCCCTCTATGGATACCAGCTATCATTGTTATAACAACGATTATAACTTTTATAGTCCTAATAATAAGATTTAACGGGGAGGTAAATAATGACAGATAACAATTTAAAAATGACATTCGATTATAAATATCCAGACGAGCCAGTATTGATGATATATAGAGTTACAAACTTTGGTGTTATGTTTGGTTCTGAGCCTTCTATAAGTGTTGTGAAAACTTTTGTAGGAGAAGAGGCTCTAAATCTATATTCTAAGTTATCAGGAAAAGATATAGATAAAATCAAAAAAGACGCTGGATGTGAAAATAATAATAAGGAGAATATATAATGAAATCACTAGCAGTACAATACCGCCCCAAGACATTTGAGGATGTGACAGAACAAGAGGCAATAAAGATTATTTTAAAACAGCAGTTAGAGAGTGGTAATATCCATTCAGCTATGTTATTCTGTGGACCATCAGGTGATGGTAAGACAACAACAGCAAGAATCTTTGCAAACGAATTAAATAAGGGTAAAGGTGTTCCTATTGAGATGGATGCCGCATCACACAATGGTGTAGATGATGTAAAAGAGATATGTAAGATGGCAAGTACAAAATCCATTGATTCAGAATATAAAGTAATTATAGTGGATGAATGTCATTCTATATCCAATACTGGTTGGCAAGCTATGCTAAAAACAATAGAAGAACCACCAGCAAAAGTAGTATTTATTTTCTGTACTACCGATCCACAGAAGATACCAGCAACAATACTATCGAGAGTGCAGAGATTCCAGTTTAGTAAAGTAAGTACAAACGGTATAGCAAGTAGATTGACATACATAGCGGAACAGGAAAATATTTCTATTAACTCTGATGCCATTATGTATATAGCTAAATTAGCTAATGGCGGTATGCGACTTGCTATACAGTATCTTGAAAAGTGTGCGGCATATGAGAATAATGGAGAGATTAAAGTAGATAGTGTGGTAAAAGCACTTAATGTAACAGATTATAAAGACTATACCAAGCTTACAGACCTGATAGTTTCTCAGAAGAAGTCAGAGCTTATTATGTTCCTTGATGAAATTTATGCTTCTGGAGTCGATTTTAAGCAGTTTTTAAAGCAGTATGTACAGTTTATATTAGATGTGAATAAAGCACTAATCCTAGATGACCTGGATGAAACATTTAAGTACACAAGTTTGCCTAGAACTAATGATATAGAAACATGGCTGACAGAGATACTGCAGGATGGAAATCTTGATTTGTTCAACAGACTTTTAAGCCATTTAGTAAAGACAGATTCAGAGGTTAAATATAGCCAGAGCGTAAAGTGTGATATAGAGTGTGCAATATTATTATTTGAGGTGGAAAAATGACAAAGTATAAGTATGAAGTGGTCAGAACTTATGATGATGGCAAATGTGAAGCAAATTTACAAAGTGCATTTGATATTGGCTATGAGTTTGTAAGAGCATCAGAATATGTACCTGAAGCCACTCACAATGGAACGAGAAGGTATGGCTATATAGAGTATATTCTTAGAAAAGAGGTAGAGGAATGACAAAGAGAGATTTAGTGAAGTGGTTAGAAAGAAAACAGTCTGAAGCCTACGATACAGCTTCAGAGTATGCGGATAAAAAGATTGATGAGATTAAAGAGTCATTTTATAAAGATTTAGGTCTTGATGAGTTTGTTAATACAGTTGTACCCATCTTTGAGAAAGCCTTTGCTGAGTATGAAAAGTTTTATAAAAAGATAGATGATATAGATGGAGTATCTATATCAAAGTATGGATTTAGACGAGGCTATTATGATATACAGGACCTTACTGATGCAAGTAAAGTTAGATTATCTATCATAGAATGTCTTAATTATCTTAATCATCCAGTGTTTACAAAGATAAATGAGGCACGTAATGAGTGTAAAATGGTAAACCATACTTACAGTACAGTTATTGAAACCGTAAAGAATCTACCAACAGCAAAAGATGGCATTGAGTATCTAAAGAAGCTTGGCTTTGATGTTTCAGAGATTCAGCCAGCAGAGCAGAAAAAACAACTTCCTGCAACTATTAGCGTTAATGTAGATGTAAAGTATCTTTTATTAAATAAGGAGAAAGAAGATGTTGGGACAAGCGAAACTGATAGCACAGATAGATGACCTCGTAGCAGAGGATAAATTTCCTCGATTCTCTATAGTAGTAGGAGAAAAGGGGATGGAACATGAAGATGTAGCAAGATATGTGGCAAATAAAATGAATTGTACACTTATAGAGCTACTGGATGTAAAAATAGATACAATAAGGAATATGATAAATCAAGCATATAAACTTCATGCTCAGACGGTATTTAGTATTCCTCATGCAGATGATATGTCCATTAACGCAAAGAATGCCTTATTGAAAGTTGTAGAAGATACACCTAATAAAGCATACTTTATCATGTGTTTAGAGGACTTATCAAATACTCTGGCTACAATACAAAGTAGGGGTATAGTATTTTATATGTATCATCCTAGTGTGGGGGAATTAAAAGATTTTGCCAGAAGTTTGTACGTTAATAAGAACGATATAGATGAGAAAGAAATAGAGTTGTATGGAGAGCTTTGTAGTACGCCTGGGGATGTACTCACTTTACAGAAAGCAGGTATAACAAACTTTTACAGGTATGCAGAATATGTTGCCCACAATATATGTGAAGTGTCTGGAGCAGAAGTATTTAAGTTTTCAGATAAGTTAGCATTAAAAGACGGGGCAGATGGATATGATTGTCTATTATTTCTTAAAGCATTACAGTTACAGTTTTGGGAAATGTGTCAATATGCTTATAAGCCTGATGCAAATAAATGTGCCAACTACTGTGATTGTGAGTTAGTAAGGTGTATAGGTAGATATATGCAAGATTTAAGAATCCGTGGGGTGAATAAGAGTATGCTCATGGATAATCTATATTTAGAAATGAGGAAGATATGGAAATCTCAGATGTAAAACAGCAGATAAAAACAGGCAACTTGGATAAGATTTATATTTTCTATGGAGAAGAGTATCAGGTAATTAAGATTTATCTAAAAATGATGGCAAAGAAAGCAAATCTTGAATTAACTTATGCAGATAGTCTTATGGATATAATGACTGGTGCTAAGACAAAATCTCTAATTCAGTCACACCATTTATATGTAATTATGGACGACAAAGAGTATCTCACTAATGAGAAGATGTGGGAGCAGTTTAAGGGGCTGAAAGAAGATATTGTAGTATTCTACTATACAAGTGCTGATAAACGTTTAAAATTTTGGAAGAATAATAAAGACCGTGCGATTGAGTTTGCCAAGTTAGATAATCAGGTATTAACAAAATATATCAAGAAAGATGCTCCATTAAGTGATAGTGCCTGTGAAAAACTTATAGATATGTGTCAGAATGACTACGGAAGAATCTTACTGGAGATAGATAAAATAAAAGCCTATTCCATAGCAGAAGCTATAACACCAGATGGGGCATTTGAAGAGTTAGTAAAGCAAAGAGTCATCTATTATCAGCCGAAAGACGCTATTTTTGACTTTGTGGCAGCTTTCCTTGAGCGTAGACCTTCTAAAGCATATAACTTACTTCAACAGTCAAAAGCTGTCGGAGAAGCAAATATGGTCATATTATCAGTACTATATAATAACATTAAGACACTATTACAAGTACAATCAGCAGAAAACTATAAAACATTAGGTCTGAATGGGTTCGTACTAAAGAATACATTACCTTATAGAGGTAATTATAGTAATGGTGAATTAGTGAAAGCCATGAAACTGATAAGAAATATAGAAAAGGGAATAAAGACTGGTCAGATACCAGATGAATTATCCATAGAGTATCTGATGGTACAAATTCTCTAATAAGGGTGAGAAGTGATAAATATAAAGGAGGTAAGAAGATGTATTGCCCATTATGTGGAAGTGATAAAATCTCTGTCTTAGATACTATATCAAGACAGAGAGATACCCTGAGAAGAAGGAAGTGCGATAGTTGTAATGCTAGATTCTTTACTCAGGAAAATATAACTGATTCAGAAGATGTAGCCAGAGTATTTTCTGAATGGTCTAAAGAGAGAACAAGGAAGTATAGAGCAAAGCAGAAAGGAGTGGAATATGAAGTCAGTTTTGCAGATGGAAGAGGAAAATCAACTGCCCCAAAAAAACCTACATCCCCTTTGTTTTAGATGTGGTCGTAAGCTCAAATCTGAGCAGTCGAAACTATTAGGTATGGGGCCAACTTGTTATAAAAAATGGCAGAATGAACAAAGCACAAAGCCATTGATTTAAAGAGGTGATATATCATGCATTTCAGAAGAAAGTTAAGAAAACCACCTAAGAAGTTAATGAGAAGGCCTAAGAAGTACATTTATCCATATTTATGCCCATACTGTGGAGAAGCGGCATATCCTGTTTTCACAGATGAAGAGAAGCCATATCTTAGATTACCTACAAGAAGTTTTTCTACATGGAGATGTTTCGGTGGGCATGAGTTTTTAGTTTTAGAGAAAGTGATAGGCGACCAAGAATGGGGCACAAGAGTGTATACAGATGAGAAGTTACGAAAAGAATCTAAAGAATGGATAAACGAACTGAGAACACATAATTTTGATGTAGGAGAAGTAACGGACGAGTCGGAAGAAGTGTAAATCTTCTATATAATGCAGAGCGATTAAATAAGCATAGTATGGCAAGTTTAATCGCTCTTTATTATTCCTGTTGAAGCGCAATATCAGATATGCTATCCTAATACTGTAAACAGAAACACACAGATTGAAAGGAGAATAAATGATGAACGAAGAGGAGTTTACAACTACATTTTGGCAAGACTTTAGTATAGCTGATGCTTTTGGAGTAAAGGCTATCAAAGACACCTACAAAAGAGCATTTGAAGAGTGGAAAGATGATTACAGATACCTTACTGATTTAGTAATAGTACTGAATCATAAGTGCTGGCAGCATTATGAGAATGGTAATGAGAAGATTAGTCAGTTATACAGTGACCTGTATTATGAAGCTGATGAATATGCCCTAGATAATCTTAAAGGTGATGAAGCTACATACTATTTTAAAAAGACAGATTGAGGTGAAGAGATGACAAAGGAAGAACTAATTAAACAACTTGATGATATAGTTCCTAAAAAGCCAAAATCAGAATGGTCTAAATATCAGCGTCAAATAGTAGATGAGGCTATCAAGACATTAGAGCAAGAGCCAAAGACAGGGCATTGGATATTTGCAGAGGGTATTAAAGGGAAAGACAATGTTGAAAAATGCAGTCGCTGTGGTTCACATTGGAGAGAAGCAGTCATTTATCGAACAGATACACAGGAGTATTTAAGAACAAGGCTATTGTATTGCCCTAATTGCGGAAGTAGAAACGAGGTGGAAGTATGACATACGAAGAATTAAAAGAACATTGCAAAAGACAGGTACAACAGTTTGAACGAATTGAGAAAATAATGCCTGTGACACCAAATGATTGGAAAAGATATGAGGAACACAAGCTGATATTAGAATTGCTAGAGCAAGAGCCTATTCTTGACAAGATAAGAGCTGAGATGCTTGAAGAAATGTTGTCTCATAGCGGAACAGGCGAAGAAGTGATACAGGCCTATGCTGATGGACTTAAAAAGGGGTTAGATATTATTGATAAATATAAGACAGAAAGCGAGCAAGTATGAACAGAGAAGAAACGAAAAAACACTTTAAATCTTGGTGTCAGGGGCATATAGGTAACAATGGATCCGATAAAGATTATCATATGTTCAATAATATTATGGCATTGTTAGAGCAAGAGCCTACGCTTTACAAGATATTCTGCATAGTACATCCATTAAGCATTATGTCAACACCAGAGTTGGAACACAAAGCAATAATGCAGATAGCAGAGTTGTTAGAACCAATATGTTTGCCGGAAAGTGAGGACGAGGAATGACAAACGGAGAGAAACTAAAAGAAATATTTCCAAATTTACGAATAATAGAGTGTAAGTATTTTGTAGGTGTAATGGGAGAAAATTATGAATTTAATAATACATACCCATTAAAATGGTGGAATGCTGAATATAAAGAACCAATAACTTGTAAGGATTGTAAATCCAGAAAGTGTAATGATGCTGGTGATTATTATTGTGATATAACTGGTGGATATTATGAACCCGATTATCATTGTAAAGATGCGAAGAGAAAGTAGGGTAAGAAAATGACAAATGGAGAGAAACTAAAAGAAGTATTTCCAGATATAGAATTTACAGAAATGGCGTATACTGTTCATGCAGTGGCAGGAGTCACTTCAAATGGAGTAAAGGGACACATTAGTTATGATTTTTGGAAAGAATGGTGGAACGCAGAATATAAAGAGCCAAGAAAAGGTTATCTATCCATTGATGATGTAATGGAGGTATTTGATGATTTTATGTGTGGAGAAGTGGACGAAGATGGCATAGACACATTTGTGGAAATGTTAAGAGATAAGGCAGATATGAGAGAGGTAGAAGAATGACAAGAAAAGAAAGAGCTATAAAAAATCTAAAACAGATGTGTAGTGATGGAAGATATTTAGGAAGTGGGAGTTATGTACCTTTAGAAGTGTTAGAAGATTTTAATTTAGCAATTCAAGCACTAGAGCAAGAGCCTAGATGGATTCCTGTTAGTGAGAAGTTGCCCGAATCAGATGAAGAATATCACACGTTTTTGGTAACAGATAATAAAGGTAGGGTAACATTATCAGAGTTTTATCTATCAATATCGGATAGGAAACCTTATTGGAGTGGGATGATAGATGTTAAAGCATGGATGCCATTACCGAAACCATATGAAGTAGAAAGTGAGGAATAAGGATGGGATGTTCAAAATGTGAATATGCACCAAGAACATACGAGGAATATTGTATGAGTACAAAGCAACCACAATCATTTTGTCCAGATGCTTATACAGAGAAAGCACAATACTGTGGTAATTATGAAAAATCACAGGCAGAAAGTGAGGAATAAACATGGCAGATATAGAGTTAGTGATTAAGATACCAGAAAGCACATATCAAGTATTTAAACAACTTAGTAAGATTATAGGTGTTCTAGTATATGAAAAAGATATTTTAACGCTTATAAAAGCAGTTAAAAATGGCACACCACTTCCTAAAGGACATGGAAGATTGATAGATGCTGATGATATAGATAATCATATTATAGGTCACGTTGATACAAGAAGTTGTCCAACAATCATAGAAGCAGACAAGGGAAGTGAGGGAATATGTCAGAGCTAATAGCAATCTATTTGGTAGGTTTTGTAGGTGGAACATTGTTCGGATTGTCAATTGCATTTGCAGTATGGGTATATAAAGTAAAAAGCAGAAAGTGAGGAATAAATATGCAAAAAATAAATTGGGATGAGATAGATAAACAGGAAATATCAAAGTCGGTAGTATTACTTGATTTGTTTACCAAAACCTTTTGTAGATACCAGAATGATTATGAGAGGTTTGACGATTTGAAATTTAGATGTGATGAATGTCCATTCAGCAAATCTAATGGGAATTGTATGTGTAAAGAGTTTAAAAACAAATACGCTCCAGATTATCGAGATTTTGGTAGTATGGGGGATTTATAAGGCAGAAAGTGAGGAAACATGAATGTATAATTTCTTACTAGGATGTGTTATAGGTGCAATAATTACAAATCTTTTATGGTATATACATGACAGAAAGTGAGAAATAAGAAGTGAGGAATAAAGATGCCTAGAAAGAAAAAAGAGCCCCCTACATATTCAAAAGAATATGAATGGGAATTATATCAGAAATTACAGAATCATGCCTTTAGTGATGAGGATATATTACAAGGATTCTTTCATCATCTTACGCCCGAAGAGTCTTGTGCGGTAATGGAAGATATTTGTAGGGAAAATGAAATAGAGCTTTAAAGTTCCTGTTGAAGTGTGTTATTGCTTATGCTATCCTAATATCGTAAACAATAACACACTTTTATTTTGAAGGAGATTGAAGTTATGGTGGAAATTAAAAAGAAGTGCTTAATCTGTGGTAAGACCACATCACTAAAAATCACAAACAAGGTAGCAGAGATGTATGACAAGTATTTAGCTGGATATGGACTTATTCAAGATTTACCATTGCCAGCTGATAAGAGAGAATTTCTTATGTCAGGTATGTGCATGAGCTGTCAGGAAGATTTCTTTAATAGTGAGGAGGAAGAGTGATGGATAATATTGTAATGTTCTTTGATAGAAAAGGCGAAGGTCATTATGGTCTGATGATTAGAGAATATCCAGCATTTGAGGGTGGTATGAGATATATCATTGAGGATGAGACTAGCGGATATGAGTATAGATGCGTTAAAGAGAATGGCAAGTATGTAGAGCTTGTGGTGTGAAAGGAGAACAGATATGAGTAAGCCATATAGTAGAGATTATGAAAGTGAATTATTGGATAAACTCAGAGAGAATGAAATAACAGATGAGGATTTAGTAGGATGTTTCCTAAACTATTTTAGCTCAGATGATACTTGTGCCTGTCTTGAAGATGCGTGCAGAACCTATGATATAGAATATGAGGAGGAAGAGTAATGATGGAATATGTTACCCAATGCAAAGATAACAAGACAGGACTTACATTAGTCTTGTCTGAGGTAAGCTATAATCAAGCGATTGACTGGTTACAGAGAAAAGCCGAAAAGTATTTCAAAGAAATATTTAGGTGTGAAAGTATAGATACTACCCGTACAGTAATAAGTGTAGGCACACCTAAGCATGATTTTGATTTTAACGGTAATCCTACTGTGTGGTACACTAATATCATTAAGTTCTACTATGATGAGGAAAGAGGATTGCTTCTGGAAGAATAAAGGAGATTATATGGAGATTCAGTATTCGTTTAAACCTGAAGAGGTTATATGTGATTTCAAGTTGATTGGCGAAACCTTTATGTTAGGCAGTCAAAAAGTAAAGACAGGAAAAGGCAAGAGAATGTACACTCAGTTAATTACATCAAAAGGATATGATGATATTGCAGTGGAGTTGATAAACAAAGCTAGATACGCATATACTCATGGATTAAAGAATGATGTGGTTTTAACATCACAAGAGATAAGGGTATTAAAAGAGCTGGTAATTTACTGTGTAGGACTATAACTTCCTATTGTAGGATAGTACAGAACGTGCTATCCTATACTTGTAAACGAAAACACACTTTTTATTGTAAAGGAGAAAAACTATGGAAATGTTATTTGATGAGAAAGATTATGAGCCACTGAAAGAAGGCGAGACTTACGAAGGTAAGTTCGTTATTATCGCACCTAAGTACTTTAGACCTGAGTATAGAAGTGCTAAGTACCAGTTGTTTCATGCAGAAGGTGGATTTGGTTGTGACCCTAGTAAGATGGGTAATGCAGTATTCGGCAGAGATTGTGAAGAGATGTATAGGCAGGAGAGATATAACATTCTTGGTGTAGCTAAAGAGTCTGCAATTCGTGAGTGGGAAAAAACCTACCATATGAGTAGAGAGGATATATTGAAAGTAGGTAGAGATGAGTAAAGGAAGAGATTTCTATAATTTAAGAGCCCTGCTAAAACAGCGGGGCTACAATGTTTCTGATGATTATATATGGGCAGTAATAGATTATCTTGATTTATGTCCTGATACATACACTATATTTGACTGGTTAGAAGATACAGAGAAGAACTATCCAGAAACTTTGAAAGGAGAATATTAGTTATGCAAAAACAAAAAGAACATACATATCGGAGAATGATAGTAGGAAAGAATGTAAAATTCAGATTAAACGAGGTATACAAGGACATAGCTATCTATGAAGAAATTTGTCCTACAGGATATGTAGTTAGTCAGTCTTGGTTACTTGTAAATCAGCACCTCTATATATTTGTACAGTCATACAATAATATGTGCAAAGAAGAGTTGCTGGACGCCATTGACAACTATAAGGATTGTGGTGAGTTTGGATTCAAGGGATTTATGAGAATAACAGGTTTTACAGTTCATCCGAACGGAAAGGATACATTATGAGTTTTTGTGATTTCCATACAATGCAGACAAAATCGGGGCGTACATTTACGCCCCTTAACAGTTATGATGTTGTCGAGGTTATCAGAGATGATATGGGTGATGAAGTAGCTGATGAGGTAACTGGATGGTTAGAAGAGAACGTCAGAGAAGAGATGGAGTTCAATTCTGACTACACTGCTATGGAGCAGGAAGTAGAAATCTGGCATAGTTTTGTAGATGACCTCTCAGAAGAAATCGAGCGGCTAAGAGAAAAGATAGAGGATAATAAATTGACAAAAGCCAATATTTCAGTGGAACTCTATAAAATCTATGAAAAGATGAGAAAGGAGCTTTAATATGTGGTACTTGATATTATTTATTCTGTTTTGTGTCTTTGTTCTTTGAAATATTCCTGTTGTAAGGGCAATCAGAGTGTGTTATCCTATTATTGTAAACAAAAACACACACAAAACATTGAAAAGGAGATTACCGTTATGACAAAGCAGGAAAAGAAAGAATATGAGAACAAGGAACCAATAGCAACATTTGTATTGTGCAACTTAGGCGGAATAGAGATTTTAGATATTCTCTATGGAATTGATGATTATGTAGTATACCGATTTAACTTTGGTAAGCCTGAAGAAACACACAGAGCTAAAATAAGATATGGTGTAAACCACTCTAGTTTCAAGACATTTGTTGGATATAGCGTACGTCTTGATGAGTGCATGAGAGTATGAAAGGAGAATTAAGATGGAAGAAGAATTTGTGATTGTAGGAGATTCAAAGAAATTTAAAGGCTGTCTGATAACTACTTGTGGAACTAAGCAGAGAGCAGAAGAGGTATTGGAGCGTATGTTAACAGCTCCAACACGTAATGATAAACTACTAATAGGTGATTGCACTAATCTAAGAATAAAGGGCTGTGACCCTAAGAAGTCTTGGTGGAATGATTCAGTACTTGCAAATTGAAAGGAGAATAAGATAATGGGTGAACATGAATATACTTGTTGCATATGTGGAAAACATTTTGTAGGCTGGGGTAATGACCCTTGGCCAGTAGATATGAGAGATAATGTGGAGTGTTGTAATGCTTGCAATAATAGCAAAGTATTACCTGCAAGACTCCAGAGTTTATATAAAAATGGAAAGGAGAATTGAGATTATGGAAGAACGAATACAGATTATTAAATCTTATATAGATTATTATTTAGATTGCGCAAAAAAAGAAACGGATGTTATTAAAAAAGATTTATGGGTAGAATCAGCCGCACATTGGACGCAATATCTAAAGAGTATATCAGGCATTAAATATAGGGAAAAAGAATGTAATATTTATTGCCAATAAAACCTAATTTTCATTGGGAAAGGAGAATTAAGATGACAAAAGAATCCGAAGTAGTAAGAGATAGATTTGAAGCCTTAGTAAAGAAGTATGGATATAGAAGTATAAGGAATGTCTGCTTATCAGCAGGCATTACTGCTTCTAATCTATATTCCAATATTACAGGAGTGTATGACATATCCATTAAAAGAATGTTCAGGATAGCCAATGTTCTAGGCTGTGATGTGACAGAGGTTATAGATGCATTTCACCACGACCTATATGAGGAGAATAAAGAGATAGTAGCAGAAGGTAAGAAACTTCCTGTTGAAGTGGTAGAAAATGTGTGATATCCTATACTCGTAAACAAAAACACACTTATTGTAAAGGAGATTAGTTATGGAAAACTACAACTTTAAAATTACAGAATGGTTAGACAATCAGGTAGAGTACACGAAGAAGCTGAGTGAGATTGTGGAATTTAAAGATGATGATGTGGAATTACACAATCTGGCAATGCACAGAGATAAGTACGAGGTCCATTTAGCAACAGATACCTTGAGATTCATAGCCACAAAGTTAAATTTAGACTTATGTGTAGGCTCAAGGAGAAAATATGATAAAGAAAATCCTTATGAGGTGTTCTTTATATATAAGGGCTTTAAGTTCTTAGATATAGAAACCGAAGAAGAATATCAGAAATACGGACCAGTGGTTTAACTCGCTGATACTTCAAGCACTAGGAATGTAAAAGTTCCTAGTGCTTTTCTTTTTTAGATATGCTATCCTATTATTAGAAACAAGAACACACAGATTGAAAGGAGAGCCAATATGAAGAAACCTACATTAGTATTTTTTGATGAAGCTTATGGCTATACTGCATCAGCAACAAGAGAAGCAGGCAGAGACCTGACAGAGAAAGAAATGAGAAAGTGGTGGAAACACTACGCAAAGAGAGCACCTGAGTGTATAGCTATATCAGCAACCTATGAGAATGATGAGGGCGAAATTAGAGATATTACAGAAAACTGGGTGATGCACGAATGTGCCATGTATGCAGATGCACATAGTAATATTTTTAACTGAAAGGAGACAGATTATGTGCCACGGATGTAATGATTGCAAATGGTGTAAATGTTATAGAGGTGACTATTGGACACCTGATGAATATGAGTGTCAAGGTGGATATGATATACCTGAAGATGTTATGCAGAGAGTATGGGAAAATGGTGAAGAGTGGAAAGATAATGAAGAGCCCATCTGCCCTGCGTATGAAGAAGCACCTACAGAAGATGATGAGTATTGGGACAGATACGCTTATGAGGAGAATAAATCAGAGAGATAATTACCTGTTGAAGGTACTTACTAGCTGTGAGACAATATACTTGTAAACAGTAATTGACAGCTAGTAAGTACTCCTGATGCTGAGTATACTCCGTCAGAAGTGCTGAACGGGTCACAACAACACACAAAGGAGAGAAGATATGATACAGTTAGATGGAGTTTACCCAAGTAATATCAATGGAGTAGTAATTGAGAAGTTTGAAGATATGCTGGCAGACCATCCTCTTGATGACAGATATGCTAAAGATATTGTGACAACCAATAATGCTAATATTCAGGCATATTCAGATGAGTTTGCAAAGCAGGTAGCATATGCAGAGAATATTGATTTTGGTGAATGGATTAAGTACAACACAGGATTGATGCCTTATATCAAGAAAGCCGCAAACACAGTACACTGGTTACATGAGAATGGATATACAGAGTACAAGGTAAATATGCAGTCGGGAATCATTAAGTAAGAAGGAGAACAGTTATGGCAACAATGATTAAATATGGAACAAAATTAGGTGAAAGTCTTATTCACGATATGAATTATTATAGGCATGATGGAGATACACTCTATGAAGTGTATGGTAAACCATCTAAGAAAAAGAGAGATAGTTGGGAGAAGATTAGACGGGATTGTGAGTATCTCAAAGGCAGACACCTTCATATAATAGGAGCATCAAGTTATAGTTATTCCTGTATATATGCTTATCCTGTATATGATTTTAGGGATAACAGCATTATATCTATGATTATTAGAAAAGAAACATCAGGCAGCACATATGAGATGGAAATGCCATTAGATGATTACGAAAGATTGATAATAAGAAGGCATTGAGAATGACTGCCTTAAAGAAAATTGATTACGAGGAATTACCTTTCAATTAAATGTGTGTTTAGTCGTGTAGGTGTAACAGCTTGCACGACTATTTTTTAGGCGTAAAAATCAATAGCGCCAGGAAGCTCAGGATTCGATTTTTATTATTCGATTGATAAAATGTTCATTGAAGCAGATTAAAAGCTCAGGAAAGAGCTGGAAATGAGAAGTCAAAACTTCCTGTTGTAGCTCATTATCAGATGTGCTATCCTATTCTTGTAAAAAGTAATACATATTGAAAAGGAGATTACCATTATGAATGAGAATGTAACATACCTATTAGAGAAGCATGGCCTTGAAAACTATGAAGATTACGCTGCCATGTTAGGAAATATGAGTCAGGCGGCAAAAGAAATGCTCGAAAGTACAGAGATGGGCGAAAGAGATGATATAGAGAAGAATAACCTTAAGATATTAACAGAGTTACTTCCTATATGCTCAGACTTATTCATTAACTGTGACCCGTATTACAGAAAATAATTCCTATTGATAGGCTAACATAGATGTGTTAGCCTATTATTGTAAACAAACACACATATTGAAAGAGAGGAAACCGATATGATGTATGGAATGAAACGAGAGTTACCTAGAAATAAAGAGGGAAAGAAGTTATACCCAGTATGCTCATGGGAAAAGAATCAGCACAAGCTCTATAACGCCCATGATAGAGTGATGAATGCCATTAGTGATGGCAAAGCAGATTGGGATGACCTTGATAAAGTTGAGAAAGCTATGGGAGCATTTGAAGCTCATGTTATAGATGGCACAGTATTCGCAACATGGGAAGACCGAAATCTGATAATGGATTATATATTCGCATATAATGCCAGACACTAATGTCTGGCATTTATTTTTTTCCTGTTGATAGGTTAGCATCAGTATGCTAACCTATTCTTGTAAACAAAAACACACTAAAAAGAGAGGTAACCATTATGTTTGAAGAAGTTATTGCCAATGCAGTAAAAGCCTATGATGAAGAAGTAGCTGAGGTTAAGATTGAAGATAAGGTTGTCACCATCACATATACAGACGGTGATACATACACAGGTGAAGTCAGAATAGATGGCTCAACCATTCTGTTAGATTTTCACAGAACCTTCATCATCAGAATAGACCTTAATGCCAATATGTAAAGAGAGGCGGCAAATATGAAGATGTATTTAGAAGTAATAAATGGCTATGAGGTTTATTATACAGATGGTGATTGGGTTGTAGAAGATGAATATGGCTGTTGCACACCATATGAGACATTTGAAGATGCCAAAGCGGCAGCAGAAGAAATGTAAATTACCTATTGCAGGTTAGCAGTCAGAGTGCTAACCTATACTTGTAAACAAACACACACATATTTGAAAGGGGTAAACATTATGCAGAGAAGAAAATCATTATCCGAGAAAGATGTTAGAACAGTTTTAGCCGTCATTGAGTGCTTCCAAGAGCAGAATCATTATAGATTTGATGAGATGAACCGTATCATGGGAAATCTGACAATCGAAGATATGATAGCCTTGAAGTCAAAGCTAGAGAAGTGGAAGGGCGAAGAAGTTGTAGATGAGTATGAAGATGTGGACATGGATGAGTATAGAGAATCCTATGCTGATTATATAGCACCATATATCTATTAAGAAAGGAGAAATATTATGTTAATGATTACAACACCAAATGGTAAATTAGAGCTTAGAAGTTTTGGCAAGTCCATGTACGGAGGATGGTATTTAGATTACTATGACTTCAACCTTGAGAAGATGGACGGTATAAAGAGAAATACGCTCCGTGAGTTATGTGAGTGGGCAGGTGTAGATAAATCTACTATGATTAAGAGAGTAAAGAGATGGGACAATTAAAATAATCGTGCCAGGATGACTTTCCAGACACTTTAAACATCTATGTCGATAAAAGTATCATCTGAGATATTTAGGTGTCTGGAAAAGCGAAGGCAGAATAAAATTCCTGTTGAAGCAGTATTTCCAATATGCTATCCTGTTCTTGTAAGAAATAACACACATTTGAAAGATATGAAAGGAGAACCTATATGTTGATGGCAGTATTCAATGCTAAGGTGTATCTTGAAAGAGCAAACAGCGACCACTTTGAGGCATCAAAGTTACTTCACAGAGATTATCAGAGAGGATACTACACAGAAGATGAGTACCTTGAGATGATGGATGTGCTTGCATCTAAGATGATGTGGGAGCACTGATAACTGAATAAGTTCCGCTTGAAAGAATAGCAACTAAGTGCTATCCTGTTCTTGTAAACAGAAAACACACATTTGAAAAGGAGATACCAATATGAAAATTGAAATTTTAATTCCATACCTTATTCGTCAAGTAGTTGATGTAACTGTTACAGAATGTCCTATGGGCATCAAGTGTTACGAAAGTGACGAGATTGAGTTTATGTTATTTGGAAGAACCCATGTGTTGACCTTCACAATAGAAGAGAGACCTGACAGTAAAACCTTGTACTATACGATTGATAGAAATTATGATGACCAGAAAGCTCTTAGAGAGAATGAATTTACCTACAATTTAGTGAAGGAGGTGACAGTATGAGTCAGCGTCCATGTATAGGTTGTATCTACTATAAGCAGTGCGGTGAAAGCACAAGAACAATGCCATGTGAAGGCAGAATGACAAAGACCGATAAGAAAAGACGAGAGGAACTAATAAGAGAGGGAGAAAGGGAGCAGGCTAGAAGAGCCTTCTACGAAGATTAAAAGGGAGAGAGGAAAACAGTATGATAAAAGGATATTACACAGACGGGGATGGAAAGACATATGCGTATGAGAACGGCGAATGGAAAGAAATCGAAGAAGGAGATAAGAGATGAACACACCATATAATGAATATTCAGCAGGAGATGTAGCAGAGATATTAAAGGTAGACAGGTCAACAATTACATATTGGTGTAGAAAAGGTTTGATAATTGCAAAGAGTGTTAGTGATGGTGCAAAAAATGCCCGTTGGGTTATTCCAGAAAAAGAAGTAGAATATCTTAGGCAGCTCGGTAAGCAGTATGGAAGTAAAGGAATCATGAAGCACTATGAAAGAGTGGGAGAAGAGATAACTCCAGCTGTTGCAGTACCTACTATAAAAGATGATACCCCTACAACAGAAATCAAAAAAGAGGCGGCACCAAAGAAGTTCGATATAGATGAAATAGCCTTACAAATAGCACAAATCCAAGATATAAAAGAAGAACTAAATAATCTGGATGCAAGAAAGACCCAACTTCTTAATGAGCTGGAAGCAATAAGAAAAGACATTCAGCCATATCTCTAATCAGAAATAGGGGCGGTATAAAGAGTACTGCTCCTATTTTAATATATCCATATATAGTCACTAATAAATCATAATATCCCTAATAAATCATCAATCAAATCAGAAAAGCATAATCCAATCAGAAAAGCAGGGCGGCATAAAAGACACCTGTGATTATAAAAATAACCAGTAATACCATATTCCAATATAATCAATAGAAGTAGTAATAGTATAGATAGATATACCAACATGCCCTCTTGCCTTCTTTTAGCCTTGTATTCACAGAAATGTTGTAGCCATCTGTGTTTGTCTTAGTTTTTAGTACATCTTCCTTTATCCATTTTTAGCCCCTTTCCCATCATCCTTCTCCCTCATCCTTATTATCATTAGCCCGGCGCCCGCCGTCGATATTTGATTTCAATCAAACAATTTCGCCATCCTAGGCCCAAAATGGCACGTTTTTGAGCCATTTTTGCTCCATTGGCGATTCTCGTTGTGCAAGGTGCACAAGTCTCCATTTCAGCATCCCCGCAGGGTTTGGGGAGGATGGCAACGATATTTCGATAGGTAGTGTTTTTTTTTATCGAGTAGGAAACACGATATTTCGTAATGCCATCCTGAGGTATTGTGATTTTGCACAAAAGTTCCTATTGTAGGAAAGTGCTGGACGTGATACCATAAAATAAAAACAGCACACAGATTTGAAAGGAGAACCTAATTATGATGAACTTTGGAAGATTGGAAAGCCTGATGTACGATTGTAGAATGAACCTGTATTGGAGAGATGGCTACGATTTTATAGACCTGAGAGATGCAAAGGTGGCAAAGATAGAGGGTAATGAGATTGTCCTCTATGATGAGAAAGAAAACCTATATTGGCACTATGAGATAGATTCATTAGAGGCTAAGCTAGATTCCCTTAAAGATATCCATGCCAATGAGTTTAAGAGTCTATTCCGTATGTCAAGATAATCCCTTAGCACCGCCCATTGATTTGAGTGGTGCTATTTTTAGGTCTCCATATTCCCCATTATAACAGGCTCCATTTGCCTGCCCATCAGGTAATTCTCCCATCTACCATCCTCCATTGGCCCATCACGCTCCCCCGGTAATCTCCGTAGGGGCAGATGGAACATGGCCCATTAACGTGGTGCTGGAGGTAGAGGTATGGAGGGTGTGAGGAGCGGGAGGAGAAAATGTGTGACTAAATTTTTACATTATATAGAAGAAACACAACTAAAAACAGCTCAAATGCAGTAATAGCAAGCGTTACAAGCATTTTAGAAACTTTTTTCAAAAAATTTTAAAATTATACTTGTAAACAAGAATAAATTGTGCTACTGTATATACAGAAACAAACAAGTCTAGTTGTTTCTAGTCGTGTTCACGACTTTGTTAGTATCTAAACTAACACACTATAACACACAGTAACGTAAAAACATTGTAAAATTGAAAGGAAAAAACGAACATGAAAAAGAACACAGCAACAACTAACAACAATGCAACTAATAACAATAATAGTTTTGAGATGACAAAAAAAGTCTTTGCTACTAAAGAGCAACTACTTGATTTTACTAAGTATATGAGCGAACATAATTTTAACACAGCTACAGCTCTTACAAGAGAAGATAAGCCTATCAACGTTACAGTTGCCACTCACTTAGTAACGTACACAGGAGATACAAACAAGGGAACGTTGATAAGTGTTTGGAATACAAACAAAAAGAGTCGTACTTGCTACAGTGTACGCATAAGCGTTGATTTACAGAAAAAGCTCGAAGCTATGAATAAATCATTAAAAGTGCTTTTCAGTAATTTTAAGTATGCTGATTCTAATGAAAATAGATGTGATTTTTATAGTATCGACGACGTAAAACTGTTTTTTGATAAGATGTTTAGTTATACAGAGTCTGCTAAGAGCGTCAAGAAAATTACAGAAAGCGAAGTGAAAACAGCGTGATAATATTTACAGTTTGTAGCATTACATTTTTAATCACATTATATAAAATATTCAAGTAAAAACAGAGTCGCAAGTGTATAAAAAGCACTTGCGACAATATGAAAGTGAGATAATAGAAAATGAATAGTAATACTTTAGCTTTAATGTATATAGAACTTGCAAAAGTTAATAGTGAAAGTAATATTGATATTAAAAATATAGAATTATTAAATACTAGTGACGTGACTATATATACTTATAGAAATAGTGAAAATTCAAACGATAACGATTATATAGTTGTTATGTATAGTGATTTTTTAGATACTAATTCAAATGAAACTTTTTGCGCACAATTGTTTTTTAATGTATCTCAATATAATGTCACACATAAACTCAATAATGAGTATGTGAGAAGTAGACAACTTGAAGTAGCTTATCTATATGCATTAAATATGCACTAAATAATAAACTTATATAGCTTGCTAGTCTTAAAACACTAGCAAGCTATTTTTTTATGCTTTATTAAATATGTTATATATTATTTTTCTCTGTTTTCTTGACGTTCTATATACTTAAAATATCATTCTAATATAAAATATTATTTACATACTTTTTTATCGTTACAAGTCGATTTTTGACGCTATTTAATTGCGTACAATCTTTGTTTCACGTGAAACATTACTACGCTACCACCCCCTATTCGTACATATGTTCGATAGAGAGCTACGTGAGCGAGTAGGCACCCGGACACAGCCTGGTAAGTTTTCATATAACCGTGACCTGTCCTTCAAAATAACTTCGGACACAGCCTAGGTAGATTTACTTATAACCGTGCCTGGTCGTTCACTAAAATACTTGCCTGGAATGATTTTCGTATAACCGTGAGAGGTCGCGGAAGGCTGTGGTTTCAATAAATGCCAAAATGATGTGTCATTTTAGCCAATATATTTGTAAAAAATGGCGCGTATGTGTTATAGTATGTTTACAAAGGAGGGGCTAGATTATATGTCACCAACACCAGTTACTTTAGCTAGAACAATGGCAAATGCGCTGAACCGCCTATATGGCACACATATTGTTATCAACACAACACAGTTCTTTGGAGGCGAGGGTAAACTCGTCAGGATGTACGTCATCAAGGATGCGTATTTCTTGGGCAGCAAGAAGAACTACTCGGACAAGGAGTTGTTTAAGACTGCTAGTGGAGTATATACCTGTCTTTTTATGAGGGATATGTTGTTTGCGTTTCAAGGTAAACCTCCGGCAGAGATTACAAACGAGGGTTACCTTAATGTTTTTGCTAAGAAGAATGGACAAGCAAGCATAGATTATATGCTGGAAAAGTATTTAGGAGGTAAGGAAGAATGATTAGTTCACAGATGCCAGAAGACGCCGTACCTAGCGTCAAGAAACACATTTTAGAGGGGACGTGCGTAACACAGGACGGTACACGTCTTACCCCAAAAGAAGATAAGTTTATCAGTTTGTACATCCAGTACTCGGATCCTATAAAGGCAGCTAGAGAAGCTGGGTACATGGTACGACCTGACAGAAAGAACAAGGACTTGGCTTATGCTCACAAAGGTAAATCTCTTTTAGCTAAAGACTATATCCGTAATGAGATTGCGGCTAGAATGGATATGATAAGAGATGAACAGATAGCAGATGCTAAGGAAGTTCTTGTATATCTTACTAAGGTAATGCGAGGAGAAATCAAGGACCAGTTTGATATTGATGCTTCATTGTCTGAAAGGACTGCAGCCGCTAAGGAACTGAACAGAAGGTTCAAAGAGCTTGAGGATGCGAAAGAACATGGACCAGCTAAGGAAGTACATCTTGTTCTGAGGAGGGAATAATGGGTAGACCGAGAAAAGCTAAAGAAAAGAAGGGAGAGATTATCTTAGATGTTAATGAGAATATCGCTCCCGTTTATTTTTCCGCAATGGATGATATTTTAGACCATGGGCACGTACACTATGTCTTTAAAGGGGGACGAGGCTCTGCTAAATCTTCTTTTATTTCAGAGATGATACCACTACTACTCATAAATAATCCTAAAACTCATGCCATAGTGTTTAGAAAGATTGGTAATACTATCAAGAACTCTGTATGGGCACAGGTAGTTTGGGGAATAGATAGATGGGGACTCAGAGATTACTTTCAGATACCTAAGACTATTGCCAATCCTATTGTATATAAACCTACAGGACAGCAGATATTATTTATGGGACTTGATGACCCTAACAAAGTAAAGTCTGTAAAGTTGCCTTTCGGATATATCGGAATAACATGGTGGGAAGAGCTTGACCAGTTCTCTGGTGAAAAAGAAATTCGTAAAGTATTACAGTCAACAATGCGTGGTGGTACAGATTTTTGGGACTTTAGAAGTTTTAACCCACCTATCTCTAATCTTAATTGGGCTAATCAGTATGCCGCAGATGCATTGAGCAGAGAGAATACCCTTGTAACATCAACGAACTACAATGATATTCCAGCAGAGTGGTTAGGACAAGCATTTATAGATGAAGCTATGGACTTAAAAGAAACTAATCCTAGAGCGTATGAGCATGAATATTTAGGAATACCTGTAGGTACAGGTGGTAATGTCTTTGAGAACGTAGAACCTATGTACATGACAGATGAGTTTATCAATTCCTTTGAGAGAACAAATGCAGGTGTTGACTGGGGGTGGTACCCAGACCCGTTTGCTTTCACTAAATGTAGTGTGGATATTAGTAGAAGGTGTGTTTATATCTTTGCGGAGTTTAGATGTAATAAGTTATCTAACAGACAGACGTTTGATAAACTGTATCATGAATTACAGTATTGTGGCAGACCTTATTTATCGCCTGATGAGATTGTTACTTGTGATAGTGCTGAGCCTAAATCTATCTCAGACTGGAAAGATTATGGAGCATTTGGAGCTAGACCTGTGAAGAAAGAGCCTGACAGCATCAACTATTCTATGAAGTGGTTACAGTCAATGAAACATATCTACATAGACCCTAAAAGATGCCCTGAGACCTATAAAGAGTTTATAGAGTACGAATATGACAGAGATAAAGATGATGAGGTAGTCAGTGGCTATCCTGATGCAAACAACCACAGTATAGATAGTGTAAGATATGCGACCAGTGGATATTGGAGAAGAAGAGGTCAGTGATTGAATATATGATGGCTGAATGTTATACTACATATATAAAGGAGGGCAAGTATGGAGAAAAGAGTGGTCAACATTTTAGGTACAGAGTGGACCATATTATTTGGTACAGAATCACAGTTTCCTAATCTTAAAGATAACGATGGATATATGGATAGTTCAATAAGGTGCATAGTTATTGATGATATGTCCGCTTCTGAAAATGATGCTTCCGCTAAGAAAGATATGGATGCATATAAGAAACAGGTACTGCGACATGAGATTGTTCATGCGTTTATGTTTGAAAGCGGTCTTGACAGCAGTAGTAATTCACATGAGCATTGGGCTGTAAACGAAGAAATGGTAGATTGGATGGCTATTCAGTTACCAAAGATAATTGATGCTTGTAGAGAAGCATTAGCATTATAAGGAGAAACTTATGAGCTTATGGGACAAATTGAAAGGAGCATGGCGAAAAATGCTGAAACGTGAGGTAATAGAAAAAGTCTTATCTGTAAAGACCGCTGTTTCTGATGACATGGTAAACAGTATTCAGTTATGGTCACAGATGTATGAAGGTAGAGCCCCATGGTTAAAAAATCCTGAACCTGGCAATCCTGAGAGAGTAGTTTCTTTAGGACTGCCAGCACTTATAGCTAGTGAGAAAGCTAGAATGGTGACTCTTGAAATGGAGAGTGAGATTACACCTCCAATGAAGGATGTAGAGAAAGTCAATCCTGATTATGTGCCGCCTTCTGTTGATGCCGAAACAGGTGAAGTCAACATGGGTAGAGAAACAATGGTAATCACAGAACCTGAACCTGATGGTCCTACTGAGAGAGCAAACTTCTTGAATGATGCTTACCAGAATAAATTGTTGAAGCATATAAGAAGGCAGATAGAATATGGAATAGCTAAAGGTGGTCTAGTAATCAAACCTTATGTTATTCAGTATGAAGAAGGCTCACCTACTATTGAAGATGATGAGGATAAAGATAGATTATCAGCAGAAAAGCCTTTACCTAAGTATGAGATAGAGTTTGACTTTGTACAGGCTGATAGATTCTATCCTCTGTCTTTTGATAACAACGGAAAGATAACTGAGGCAGCTTTTATTCAGACTAAAGTAGATAATGATAAAGTATATACGCGCCTGGAGCATCATATACTTATCGGAAGAACTGTAACAGTAAGAAACTATGCTTTTGTTAATTCTAATGATAGCAATCGAATATGGTACAAGACGGCTAATGATTTAGGTAAGCCTTGTAAATTGTCTGAGGTAGCTGAATGGGCTAATCTTCAGGAAGAGGTAACAATCAAGAATGTAGACAGACCTTTGTTTGCATATTTCAAGATGCCTGAAGCTAATACGATAGACCCATATTCGCCACTTGGTGTATCAGCTTATAGCCGAGTTATTTCTCTTATCAGAGATGCCGACGAACAGTATTCAAGAATGCTGTGGGAGTTTGAAGGTGGAGAACTTGCTATTGATGTAGACAGAGATGCCTTAAAGATACAGGAGTATCAGAATGGTCAGCATCAAACAGTATTACCTACAAAACAAGAACGTTTGTTCAGAAAGGTAGACTTGAATAGTGAAGAAACATACAATGTCTTTGCCCCTACACTTAGGGATGAGTCTATTTCTCATGGATTGAACGTTATTCTTACAAGAATAGAAGATGTTGTAGGATTTAGTCGAGGCACACTTTCAGAAGAAGCCGACGTCAATGCTAAGACCGCTACTGAATTAAAGATAGAGAAGCAGAGAAGCTATGCCACAAATAGAGATATTCAGTTAGCATTGGAAGATGCACTTAGAGATGCTATCTATGCTATGGATGTATATTGCACTCTATACAAAGTAACACCGCCTGGGGAATATGAGGTATCATTTGAATGGGATGATTCTATCATAGTAGATACTGAGGCAGAGTTAGAGAAACGTCTTACAATGGTAAACGCTGGCATCACATCTAAGCTAGAAACAAGAATGTGGTACTTCGGTGAAACTGAGAATCAGGCAAAAGCCGCATTACAGAAAGTTGAAGATGAGAAGAAACAGAGCATGGAAACTAATATTCAAGCTCAGGCACAGCTTGGTGATGTAGCTCAAGGTAAAGACTTCTCAGGTAATAACAATAATCCAAACACTCAGCAGAAGGCATTTAATAACGCTGAAAAAACTTCTGCCAAAGTTGTTGGATAATTAGTATTTACACGCTAGAAAATATGTTCTATAATGAATGTGGGCAAGATGTAGATATTTGCCATATCCTGACCCTCCTAAAAGTGTTAACGGTAGTGCTGCCACTGCCGTTAACTAGGGTAATAACTCTGTAATGAGATTATTATAAATAAGTCTTGCAATCGGACATTTAAACGATTGTACATTCCAGTGTAGAAAGTGACTACACATTTAAACAACAAACTGATAGAAGAATGTAGAAGGAGAAAAGTATGTTACTAAAAGAAATTTTTGACAAGGCTACTTCCGAAAACAAGTCTTTAACTTGGGAGGAATTTGAAGCACTTGCGAAGGAAAACAAAGCAAAGTTTACAGACCTATCTGAGGGTAGATATGTAGACAGGCAGAAGTATGAGGATGACCTTGCTAAAAAGGACACAGAGATTACATCTCTGAATGACACTATCACAACCAGAAACAATGATTTAGAAACATTGAAAACACAGTTAGCTGAGGCAGGAAGTGATGCTGGAAAGCTAGACGAGCTTAATGCTAGTCTTGTTGCTTTACAGTCCAAGTATGATGCTGACACCGCAGCCCTACAGGGTAAACTTTCAGCACAGGCTTATGAGTTTGCAGTTCGTGATTTTGCAGGTAAACAGAAATTCTCTAGCAATGCCGCTCGTAGAGATTTTGAAAGAGCGTTGATAGAAAAACATCTTCCTATGGAAGATAAAGCAATACTTGGGGCAGATGATTTCTTGAAAGTATATGCAAAAGCTGACCCAACTGCTTTTGTAGTTAAAGAGACCGCTCCAAAAACACCAGCTCCAGAATTTGCAGGAAGTGCAACTGGAACAAAGCCAAGTGGAAGTAAAATGACTTTATCAGAAATGATGAAGGCTAAAAATGAAAACCCAGATTTTGTTGTAAATTTTGATTAACCGAAAGGAGTAAATTATGGGATTATTTGACGCAAAGCTGTTTAACGGCGAGGTATTCCAGAAGTATGTTGACAGAGTACCTAATGTACATCTTAATGAACTTATTAAGTCAGGTGCAATCGTAGCAAGACCAGAGCTTGCAAGTGCAATGGCAGACCAGATTGGTGGTAACTACTTGACAACACCTCTTAAGGGTCTCATCAATCACACAGTACCACTTAACTATGATGGTACTACAGATATTACATCTGAAAGCACACAGACATATTCACATTCCAGAGTAGTAGTTGGTCGTGCGGCAGCATGGACAGAGAAAGACTTCTCATATGATATTACAGGCGGAGTAGATTTCATGCAGAATGTAGCTGAACAGGTTTCAGAGTACTGGGATGAAATTGACCAGAAAACACTTGTTAATATCATGAATGGTATCTTCTCTATGGATTCATCTGTTGAAGCTAATGCAGAATTTGTAGAGGAACATACATCTGATATTACAGGTGTAACAAATAGCGAAGGCGTAGTTGGTTACATGGACGGCTCATCTCTTAACTCAGCTATGCAGAAAGCATCTGGTGACCACAAGAATCAGTTCAGTCTTTGCTTGATGCATTCCGCTGTTGCTACACATCTTGAAAACTTAAAGGTACTTACATACCTTAAATACAATGATGCTAATGGTATTGAGAGAGACCTTAACATTGGTACTCTGAACGGAAGAATGGTAATCATTGATGATGATATGCCTGTAATTACAACAGGAGAAGGTGCATCAGCAGTTAAGAAGTATGTAACTTATGTATTCGGTAAGGGTGCAATTGAGTTTACAAACTGCGGTGCTAAAGTTCCTTACGAAATGAGCAGAGACCCTAAGACTAACGGTGGTCAGGATACACTGTATTCAAGACAGAGAAAGTGCTGGTCACCATATGGTATCAGCTTTACAGGTATCAACGAAATTGCAACACCTTCACCTACAGATGCAGAGCTTGCAACAGGTAGCTTCTGGAATCTTGTTAGCACAGGTGGAACAAGCAATATCAAGTATATTGCTCACAAGGCTATTCCTATCGCAAGAATGATTTCACTTGGTTGATAGTTAGCATTCCTTCATACACCCTAAATTCTTTTCCTCAGAAAGGCGGATTTAACTATGTATCTATCATTTTCAGAATATCAAGAATATGGCGGAACATTGGAAGAATCCGCCTTTCAAGATTTAGAGTTTGATGCAGAAAGCACAATAAACTGGTATACATTCAATCGTCTGAAAAGACCTGAATGGCAATCTGTTTTAGAAACTGATGAACTAAAAAGATGTATGTATCAGCTTATCAGATTAAAGCAGATGGAAAATGAACTGTTAGCTTCAAGCTCAGGTGGTGCTGGATGGGGTGTAGGTTGGACTAAAGAAGCCGGAATAACTCAGGAGACTAATGATGGAGTATCAACTAGCTATAACACTATGAGTAGTGGGGAGCTAATGAATTACTTTAATGGTACAAAAACAAAGTCAGACCTGATTGACAAATATTTAGGTAGCATAGTGAATGATTTAGGTAGGAGTATTCTTTATAGGGGCATCTATAAGGGAGAGTAAACGTATGTATGGATATATATTTTTAACAGAGAATAAATTGACAGGTAAGAAATATATAGGTCAGTATGCATCTGTTAAGTTCGATAAAAAGTATCTCGGAAATGCGCCTGCATTGATTTCTGACGTTGCAATTCATGGAAGTGATAATTTCTCAGTTAGAATGTTAAGGGCGTGTGAATCGAAGCCAGAATACGAAGGAGCATATGAAGCTATTTTAGCCGAGTACAATGCACTTTCAGATAGTAACTACTACAATTGTGAGAAGGCTGAACCTGAAACTACAGAAGAACAGCCGAAGAAATCACGTAAGAGAAAGAAAGAAGAAGTAGAAGAATGAACAGATACCCCTCATGGTGGGACGACACTATAACTTTATATAATAAGTATACGGATCCTACTACTAAGAAGGTGAAGTGGTATCGTCATGTTATTACTGATTGTTTCTATAAACATACTGTTGAAAAGATTACAGTTGGTAATACTACTTTGGATTCTAACTCTTCTATTTGCCGCATTCGTGTTTCTGATAATTTTATTGATAAAAAGTCATGGATGAAACTAGATGATTCTGAAAGAGCTGAAAAATTTACCTTGAGTGCTGGAGATATTATAGTAGCTGATGAGGTAGATTTTCAGATAGATGATTACACTTCAGGAAGTCGTTCATCTGACTTAATAAAAGAGAACAAAGAGTGGCCAGGCTGCTTTACAGTAGAAACTGTAAACATAAATGTCGGTGGTGGAAGAGGTAATGAACATTACCATGTACGAGGTGTTTAACTATGCCTAGTATTTATGTGAGCTTCGATAATAAAGCTATGAATAAATATCTTACAGAAACTCTTGGTAATAAAGCTAAGATGTTAGATGAAGATATGAATTTAAGAAATGCTGCCGCAGGTCAGTATGCCGCATATGTCAGCAAGTATGTTCCTTTAGGTAAAACTGGCAGATTAAGACAAGCCAAAGTTAAAGATGGCGAAGTAAGATATTCAGCTATTGCGATAAAGAAAGATGGTACAAGATATGACTATGCAGAAACGCAATATAATGGACCTGATTGGTGGGAAAGACGTACACCGGGTACATATAGTCATTGGAACAGACATATGACTACTGCTGAAAGACAAGCATTTTATGATGATGTAAAACAGATGTTGCTGGAGAAGATGAATAGATGAGCGATAAAAATAAAGCAATGATAAGTTTCCTATTAAGGTGTCCTATTATACAGGAAAATCCTCTATTCTTTAACTTTGCAGATGAAGAGGACGGCAACAATCATTTTATTACAGAAAAAGATAGTAAAATAAAGCGTTATATTGACGGCAGTGAGTTAAAACAGTATACTTTTACTATAGCCAGTTATTATTCTGTATCGCATAATGCCATATTAACGAATGAGGGGGAGATTTATGATGCGAATATCGAAAATATGGCAAAGATACAGGAAATACTTGATTGGATAAATGAGCAAGCAGATAACGAAGAATATCCTGATTTTGGGGAAAATTGTGAGATTGATGAAATGGAAACTCTTACAATAGACCCCGATATAGATGGAATTGATACTTCTGTTAATCCTCCCGTAGCAAGGTATTCAGTCGGTGTAAAACTGAAATACCTAGATAAATCAAAACAAGTTTGGAAATAAGAAAGGAGTTAACTATGGCAGAGCAGTTTAATCTTAACAATGGCCAGAGAGCCGAGAGAAAACTTCTCATCACAGTAGCAGAATGGACTGAGGGTACAAGTAAGGTAAGAGAGTTTCTTGGTACTAGAACAGAGGATTCATCTATTGAGTATAACTCAGAGATTAACACAACTACTGATGTACTTGGAAACAACTATACAGACCTTGAGAGAACTCAGCCTGAACAGACATTCGACGAATCACCTATTATTGGTGGTGAAAAGCTGAAGGTGCTTCTGAATGACATTCGTAGAAGAAATGCTATTTCAGAGCTTAACCAGTTCACAATCTATGTTATCACAGCATTTGTAGGTGATGCTACAAAGGGTTATGCCGCTGAGAAACATGATGATTGCACAATCACATATGATTCAATCGGTGGTGATACAAAGATTAACTTCCCTTATACTGTACACTTCTCTAACAAGATTACAACAGGTACAGTTGATAAGTTGGCAGATGACTTTGTGTTCACAGCTGATGCAACAGTCTAATAATTAGGAGGGAAAAGATATGACAAAATCTACATCAAAACTCTTTGAAAATGAAGAGCCAAAGCCAATGCAGGAAGATGCTATGAATACTCCTGTAGAAGAAAAAGAGGTTGAAGAGAGTGTACCTGAAAAGAAAGCAGAAGTTGTGAAGATGCCTTCTGCCACTGATGATGACATTCAGGATATCAATCTTTCTGCAATCAAAAAGAAAAGATTCAGGATTAACGGAGACAGCAATAAAATCCTTGAACTCAACACAAGTGATATGAATATTGCATCCAGACTTGCTATTGCTTATGAAAGATTACAGACATACATGGAAGATGTAAGCAAAGTGTTGGGAGAAGTTCCTGAAGAGACTGATGATATTTCAAAAGAACAGGAAACATTAGCTACAACAGAATTAGCTAAGATTGATGCAAAGATGAAACAGGAAATTGATTACATCTTTGATGCTCCTGTTAGTGAAGTATGCTCAGATGGTGGTTCAATGTATGACCCATTTGAAGGTATGTTTAGATTTGAACATATCATTGATGCTTTATCCAAACTCTATGAGAACAACCTCAATTCTGAGTTTAATAAGATGAAGCGTAGAGTGTCAGCAAAGACTTCCAAGTATACCAAGAAATATCATAATTGAAATTGAATAGGAGCCTCCGTGTATGTATGAATTACCTACGGAGATAATGATAGAAGAACGTCCGTACCACATACGAAATAACGGGGATTATCGTATGGTATTGGACGTTTTTTCCGTTTTAGAGGATGAAGAACTAAATCAGGAAGAACGACTTATCTCCGCTTTAATTATATTTTATGAAGATTATAACGAGATTGAAGATGTATATGCTGATATAGACAATATAGCAGAATTACTCAAACAGATGTTCTGGTTTTTACGTGGTGGTAAAGATGAAGATGATTCAAACACTAAAAACCAAAAACTGATAGATTGGAATGGAGATTCTGATATAATAATATCAGCGATAAATAATGTTGCAGGGCGAGAAGTCCGAGCAGAACAATACACCCATTGGTGGACATTCTTAGCATATTATATGGCAATAGGTGATAGTATATTATCAACAGTTGTCGGCATCAGAAATAAAATGATAAGCAGTAAACCTCTCGATAAATGGGAGAGGGAATATCGAAATCGCAATCCCCAATATTTCAACTGGCAATATAAAACTACTGATGAAATAGATGCAGAAAAATGGCTAAAGAGTGTATGGAATAAGGAGTAGCTTATGGATGATGAAGTAAAAATTCCGGTGAAATTCCAAGTAGACACCTCAGACTTATCGAAGCTAAAGAGCGAAGTTGATAAGGTTATAGAGTCTGCAAATAGAGCCTCTAAAAGAAGAGGTAAAAATGCCCTTTCTATCGTAGATAAAGATACAGTCCAAAATAATATAGCTAACTTGACTATATTAGAGGGCGAAATAGCTAAAGTGCAACAGAAAATCTCGGAATTGTCCAAGACTAGTATAAAAACAGATTTCACTAAAGCTATAAAAGATGTGGAGTACTTCCGAAAGTTAGCAGATAAAGGTATCAAGGACGAAGCTGATGCTCTTAGGGAACTAAAGAACGCTAGAAAAACAAATTCTAGTGCGAAGAAAAATGAAGAAATAAGAGTTCCTCAAAAAATAGCTGATATACAGGCTAAAGCTAAGGCGGATAATAGAGAACTTACTGCTCAAGAAAAACAGAAAATAGCTCTTTTAAAAACTGAGGCTACATTACGTTCTAAATTGGCGGCAAATCGACTCTCCCAAGCTAAGTCATCCTATGATAGTGCAAAGGAAGCGGTTGAAAGTGACAAAGCGAATTTATCAGCCGCAGAACAGCGAAGGGCAGAGCTTAGTGACATTCTCCGTAGCGAACAAAAGAGTGAGGAGTACAATGAACGTATAAATCAAAGAGTACAGAAATTAAATGGTACTCTTAAACAAACAGCGGAATTATATAGTAAAATTGCTCAGAATACCGACAAGATAGCTAATGGAACACCTGATGGCACATCTAATTCAAGTAGAGCTAGTTCATCTGCATCTTTAACAAAGCTCATAACACAAAATTACAATGAACAGATAAAAGCGTTGAATAGAGAGAAGGCAGCTATACAACAGTCTACTGCTAGATTCTATTACAAACTCCGTGCAGTAAAAATGCTGGGTTATCAGATTAAAGCATTAGACTCCGCATTAAACAAATTCGGTAAAACTGCTTTAAATGCTTCAAAGACAGCATTAAGTGGATTTTTGAAATTAACTAATCCGGTAGCTCTTATAGCTGGCAACTTGAAGAAAGCTACTTCGGCAATGAAGAAATTCAGTCAGGCTACAAAGAGTGCTAAGAAATCACATGATGGATTAGGCACATCATTAAAAGGTGCAGTAATGACTTTGTTGAAATATACATTAGGTATAAGGTCATTATATGTACTGTTTAATAAACTCAGAAATGCTATGGTCTCTGGTATGGAGAATTTAGCACAAGCGTTTGACCCTGTAAATCAGAAAATGTCATCTATTGTCACATCTCTTTTACAGATGAAAAATGCGGTTGCCACTGCAGTGGAGCCTATGCTTAGTGTATTAGCTCCTGCACTTGAAAAGATTGCGGCATTAGTTGCTGATATTGCATACAAAATAGCTTCATTTATCGCCGCTCTTACTGGTAGAAGTTTTGTATACAGAGCAACTAGAGCGCAGGTCGACTATGCTAAATCATTAGAATCTACTGCAAGTGCGGCTAAAGACGTTAACAAGCAATTGATGGCATTTGATGAACTAAATGTCATCAATACGAATAAAGATAGCGGTAATGGAATGCCTGATGTAGGTAGTATGTTTGAAGAAGTACCTATTGACGGTATAATGGCTGACTGGGCAAATAAATTCAAAGAGTTTTTAGACAAGCTATTCAGTCCGATTAAAAAAGCATGGGAAAAAATGAAGGACTTTGTTATAAAGTCTTGGAAGTATGCATTGAATGAAATGAAACTTCTTGCAGATGCAGTAATGGAAGACTTCTGGGCAGTATGGGGAGAATATGCTACACAAAAAGTCTTTGAGAATATCTTTAAGATAGTTGGCGACATAGGATTGATTGTAGGCAACATAACACACAATCTCAGAATTGCTTGGAAAGAAAACAAGAATGGTTATAGAATATTAGCATCTATAAGAGATATTATTCTTGTAATAACCAATCATCTTGTAGACCTGTTTGATTATATGACAGATTGGTCAACAGAGCTTTCCTTTATAGCAGTATTTAATGCTCTTGCAGATGTGTTAGAAAAACAAGTAGTACCTGCAGTAGATAAGCTCATGGATTTGCTTGTGGTACTGTTTGAGGACATTGTTTTAGAGTCATTACGCTATATTATAGAAGACCTAATCCCTAAGCTCCTACGAGCATTTGGCAATATTGTTGAAGCTATTGGAAATCTTGCTGAGAACTTTAAATCAGCATGGGAAGAAGCTGGAAAAGGTCAAGCTATTGTAGAAAAACTAGAAGAGATAATTTCCTATATAGCAGATGCCATCTATGATTGTACTGAGGCGACAAAAGAATTTGCGGCTGAGTTGAACTTTAACCCTCTATTAGAATCTATCAGAGATAATCTTGATAAACTTGAAAGACCTATTAAAGCTATTACAGATGGCTTTAAATACTTCTATGAAAAAGTATTACTACCTTTCTGGAAATATATCGTAGAAGATGGTTTGCCTAAGTTACTAAATAAATTAGGCGAGATTTCAAATAAAATTGATTGGGATGCTTTAACAGAGAAGGTAAATAGATTCTTAGATGCATTTGAACCATTCTTAGAGAAAGTATGGGAGACATTAGTAATAATACTTGGAGATTTAGGAACTGCTATTGCAAACTTTGTAAACTCTAAAGAATTTGACCATATTGTAGACAAACTCATAGAGTGGATGGACAATGCAGACCCTAATGAAATGGCAAAGGGAGTAGAAAGTCTTGTAGAAGCATTTATAGGATTCAAAGCATTTACAGGATTTGCATCAGCGGTAACATCAGTATTAACTGGAATCATGACATTTGGCAATGTAATTTCTCAAACAGCCATGACTGCTAAATTAAACGAAATCTCCGTTGCGGTAAATAATCTATCAGGTACAACATCTGCATTAGCAAGTGGAGGATTCTTAACAACAGTCGGACAGCACATAAGCAGATTCTATGCATTACTGAGTAACCCTACTGGAGAGACTGCATTAGCTAACTTTGGAGTTAATATTTCAAACGCAGTATCTAGTATAGAAGGTATAGCTAAACCAATAGCAGGTGTAGTTTCTATCATAGTAGGTTCTATCACAGCAATATCGAATTTCGGTAGTATGTTGGCTGATGGATTTAATCTTGGTAAAGAAGCGGCTATGTTACTTGGTGTAGCATTGACAGCACTTGGCGCAATTCTCTTAGGTGCACCTGTACTTGTAACTGGAATAGTAGCCGCAATAGTAGCTGCCGTAGCAACACTTGTAACATTCTTAGGTACATATGGAAGTGCAATACAAGAGTGGTGGGATGGATTAGTTGAAAATGCAGGCGAATGGTTCAATAACTTAGGTGAGAAGTTAGGAGAGTTAGCTGGAGAAGCCATACTCAAAATGATTGATGCCTTTAAAAACTTCCCGACAGAGTTCAAGGCATGGATTTCAGAAGTAGACTGGTTAGACTTAGGTAAGAATCTTATAGACGGTATATTGTTCATATTTACATTACCTTATAAGATTGCAGAACTTATATGGTCAGCAATTTCAAATTTCTTCCTAGGGTTTGTAGAAGGATTATGTAAAGCATTCGGAATACACTCACCTGCAGAAGAGATGAAGCCTTATGGTAAATACATAATTCTCGGTATATTAGAAGGTATATTAGATGTAGTTAAGAACATAGCTGATTGGGTAGATACTAATATATGGCAGCCTTTTAAATCTGCTATGCTTGCTATACTTAATCCTGAGTCACTTGTCGAAACTGGTAAAAATGTAATGACAGGATTCTGGAATGGTATATCATCTAAATGGAGTGAGTTTACAGATTGGTGGCAAAATACTGCTCTTGCAAATTGGTGGAATAATAATATAGCCCCTTGGTTTACATCAGAAAAGTGGCAAGAAGTAACTAAGGGTATTAAAGAAGGTATCTCAGCTACTTGGAATAAGACTGTAGGATATTGGGTAGAATCATTAACATCTTGGTGGAATGATAATGTTACCCCTTGGTTTACTACTGAGAAATGGAAGACTTTGCTTAACAATGTTTCAACCGCATTCACATCTACTTTTGATAGTATTGTAACCTCAGTAACAAGCAAGTTTGATAAGATTATTTCATCAGCACAGAATATGGCTAGTAAGATAAGTGGCATAGTTAGTAGCATTAAGAATAAACTAAGTGAGATTGGCAGCACAGTAAGTAGTGCCGCATCATCTGCTGGTTCATGGATAAGTAGTAAAGTAAGCTCTTTAAATATCAGTATACCTCATTTAGCTCAAGGTGCAGTAATTCCGCCTAACAAAGAGTTTATGGCAGTACTCGGTGACCAGAAGAGAGGTACTAATATTGAAACTCCACTTGCTACAATGATTGAAGCATTTAATGCCGCAAGAGGTGATGAGGAAATACTTCTTAGAGAACAGAATGAGATACTTATGGCAATACTTGAAAAAGAATTTAGTATATCTACTAAAGATGTTTTCAAAGCGGTAAAGACTGAAAATAATAACTATATCAGACGTACAGGTAAGAGTGCATTTGTATATTAAGAGGTGAGACTATGAGTGATTTTCAAGGATATTTAATAAAGATGGGTGGGGAATTATTTCCCCACCAGTATATAGCATATGATACATATAAAACATCACCTAACCGCAGACTTGATTTAGATTCTACAAGAACTGCTAATGGCAAACTTAAAAGATATGTATTAGAGCATACGGCATCAACATTACAGTTTGAGCTTAGACCTTTAGAAGGATATGACCAAGAGATTGTATGTGACTTCATATTCAACCACTTATCTAATGTAACTGAGAAGAAAGCATTAGTTAAATATTGGAGTCCTGATGTGCATACATATAAAGAAGGTGAAATGTATATTCCTGATATTGAATGGTCAGTACAAAGAATTGATACAAATTTAAACAAAATTTGGTACAAAGGTGTTACAATTAAATTTATAGAATACTAAGAAGAAAGGAGAGTGTAGATGTTACCTTATACACGTGAGGAAATATTGGCGTTCGATAGTAGCACACAAAAGCAATTAGTTCTAACATTCTCCGATGGCACAGTTATTACTAATGAAGATATTGAATCAGAGAGTATGTCTCTGGAGCAGAGTATTTGTGAAGATGAACAGCTTACATTTGGTCAGGTATCAGCATCTTGTTTTAAGGTGAGACTACTTGGAGTTGCTAAGAGTTATAAGAATCTCACAGTAATACCTACTATCTCAGCTACTTATTATGATGACGAAACTGGTGAGACCACAACTTTTACAAGACAGTTAGGCAAATATAAAGTATACTCAGACACAGCTACATCTAACAGACTGAGTAGAGATTTGGAATGTTATGACCTGTTATATGAAGTATTAGATACCGATTATACTGACTGGCATAACTCACAAGACTTTCCAATGACTGTAAAATCATACCGTGATGCGTTTTTTCAGCACGTAGGAATAGAGCAAGCAGATATTACATATCAGAGAAGTGATGGTTCTTATAGCTTGCCTAATGACGATATGGTTATAGAGAAGAACTTTATAGCTGATGGTTATAGTGGTTCAGACTTACTAAATAGCTTATGCGAAATAAATGGTTGTTTCGGTCATATAGACTTTGATGGTAAGTTTAAGTATGTAATAATTCAGCCTGAGTTTAGAGGACTTTATCCTTCAGATGACCTCTTTCCTAGTGATACAATATATCCTATTGATGCTGACATAAGTATATTGGATGCTAGAGAATATGTTCAAGGCAGTCTAAAATACGAAGAATTTGAAACAAAGAATATAACTCAGTTACAGGTAAGAATGACTGAGAATGACATTGGGGCAGTAGTAGGTGGTGAAGGAAATACTTACATAATAGAAAATAATCCTCTATTATATGGAAAGACTTCTGAACAATTAACTGAAATAGCTAATAATATATTTGCTGTCATAAGACTTCCTCATTACACACCTGCATCAGTTAAACTTCCTTGTGCACCATGGTATGAATTAGGTGATTGTTTCAAAATCTTGTCAGAATCGTCCTCAATCATCATATGTGTATTGCATAGAACTATTACAGGAATAACAGCATTATTTGACACATTTGAATGTGAGGGCGTTGAATATTATAGCGAAAGAGCTAATGGTGTAAATAGAAATATAGATATTCTAAAACAATACACCAATGAACTATCAAGAACAGTAGAGCAGACGCAATCTACTATAACTGAAATGACTGAGGCCATTAATGGTGAATTTTCAAATATTCGGTCTCAAATTACACAGACAGCAGACGCTATTACTTCCGAAGTACAGAGAGCTTCAAGTGCGGAAAGTGACCTTAGTACAAAAATCACACAGACTGTTGAAAGTATCAGTTTGGAAGTGCAGGATGATGGTAGTTCCAGCAGTATTCAGTTAAAACTAGGTGAAACTATATTATCTAGTGGCAAAATTACATTGAGTGGGTATGTAACATTTACAGACTTATCTGACCCTAACTCAAAAACAACAATAGACGGTAATCTTATCAAAACTGGTACTATTGATGCTAGTAAAGCAACCATTACTAATATCAATGCAGATAATATAACATCTGGTAGTATTAGTGCAGATAAGATTAAAGGTGGTCAGCTCACTATTGATACTGCAAGTAATACTACTAAAGCAATCGTAATTAACAGGTCTAATACCAATTATATGACTATATCACCAGACAAAGGTATAGTTATACACACAAATGTACATAACACAGGAGTGACTGTGGATAATGGTATAAGTGTAGGTGATAAAACTGTAATTGATAGTGGGGGTGTTAAAGTAGGAGGCTCATGGGGCACACAGATACAATTAACAAGTAAAGGATTTAAAGTAGGGTATGGCTCAAGCTCGTCAGACATAACAAATCCAGCACTAGAAATAACTGCTGAAGCCTCCTCTTCTAAAATTATAGTAGGCAAAAGTTATTTATCACAGGTTATCATAACGAATACAAATATTACAATGAATTATGCAAGTACTAATGCTTTAAGTATTGCCTGCTCATCTGCAACTAATACTGCAATAAATGTATCTAGTGGTAAAACTTCATTACAAGAGTTATCCTGTACAAGTTTGTCATGTAAAAGCGGCGTGACTGTAGATAGTAAAGCATATACACCTAAAACAGTCTATAGCGTGTATTCAGGCTCAGACTATGGGGATCCTAAATTTAATGAGGTGAAGAAATATTCTCTAAATAATACTAATCTATGGGCAGTTAATGCATACTCAGCACCATCAATGTATAGAGAAAGTAATGGAAGATATACTTTTAGTAGTAACCCATCTTGGACTAAAATATCATTATCAGAGAGTAGTTACTCTACAAAAATTTATGGAATATCGGGATATTCTTCATCTTACACACCTAGTTTTAAAAAATACCAAGCATTAGCTCAATAGGAGGGATAAAAATGAAAGATATAGAAATTAGACAATTCAGAGATGATTTATTGGAGCTTATCAACAACACAATGTTACCATTAGAAGTCAAAAGACTTGTTTTATTTGAGATTTCTAAGGCAGTTTCTGAGGCTAGTGATAATTATATCAATTCTCAGAAACAGAGTATCATCAAACAGTTAGAGGAAGGAGAACAAAATGCAGAAAGCGTATCAGAGAAGAAATTGGGAGAATGAACCTTCAACAGCTACACCTATAAATGAAGATAATCTCAATGCTATGGACTATGCCCTAGATGTTGTAGATACTAGGGTTGTGGAATTATCTGCATATAAAGAAACTATGGAAGAGAAAGTTGCTCAGGCATCTGCCTCTGCTTCTTCTGCCGCTACTTCTGAAACTAATGCCGCTACTTCTGAGAGTAATGCGGCAGAGAGTGAAAGTAATGCGGCTACTTCCGAAACTAATGCTCAGAACTCAGCTTCTGCCGCCGCTACATCAGCTTCTAATGCCGCTACAAGTGCAAATACTGCCGCTACAAACGCTACCAATGCATCTAATAGCGCACGTACTGCTACTGCTAAAGCATCAGAGGCTTCTACAAGTGCTACAAGTGCGGCTACAAGTGCTACTAATGCCGCTAATAGTGCATCTAGTGCCAGCACAAGTGCTGATAGTGCTGCCAATAGTGCGTCCAATGCTTCTACAAGTGCTAGTAATGCGGCAACAAGTGCTAGTAATGCGTCTACAAGTGAGAGTAATGCGGCTTCAAGTGCTAATAATGCATCTGGTTCAGCTACAAGTGCTAGTAATGCGGCTACAGATGCGGCGGCATCAAGAGATAGTGCATCAGCTTCCGCTACAAGTGCGGCACAATCTAGTAGTGATGCTGAGGCATGGGCAATAGGAACAAGAAATGGTGTAGATGTGCCAGCTACTGACCCCACATACAATAATAACTCTAAGTATTATGCAGAGAGCATGAGTGATATGTGGAAGATACAAGGCAAATTAGGTGCTAAGAATTTACTTGCATATCCGTATTATCAAACTACTACAACTTCAAACGGAGTAACGTTTACTGATAACGAAGATGGTTCTATTACAATTGATGGAACAGCAACCTCAGCCGCATTATTCTATCTTGAAGATGATTTTACATTAAAGGCGGGTTCATATATTTTAAGTTCAGCAGAATTGTTCCCGTCAAGTGTATATTCACAAGTATTGAATAAAAGTACAGGTTCATCCATTGCATCAATCGGAAATAATAACATTCAAGCAACAACATTCACTGTTTCAGAAGATACAGTAGTAAGAGTGAGAATATCTTCATCACGTGGCAATACGGTTAACAATCTTACAGTTCATCCAATGTTAAGATATGCCACAGATACAGATGATACATGGCAACCTTATGCACCAACAAACAAGACATTAGATAATAATGTAAATGGTATTTGGGCAATTCAAGGTAAGTTTGGTTCAAAAAATCTTTTAAAAAAGCCTTATAACACACCAACGCCTTATGTTACAGGCGGTATTACATTTAGCGATAATGAAGATGGTGGAGTTGTAATCAATGGAACATCAACAGGCTATATTATTTTGCAAATGATAAGAGAATTAGAAGTGTTGCCACATGGGAAATATATATTATCGGTGCAAGAAGATTTGCCTAGTGGTGTAGTATTGCAAATGGGATATGTTACAACAGATGAAACTATTGCTTTTATCCAAAAAGGTTATAATGCACTCACAACTCATAGTATGGTAGTTACCATAGATGATGAATTTGACGGAAACCTTATTAACATCAGATTGTCAATAAACAGTGGCACAACAGTAGATAATTTAGTAATTCATCCAATGTTGCGATATGCGGAAGATACAGACAGTACATGGCAACCTTATGCAATGTCGAACAAACAATTGACTGATGCTATAATGAGTAATGGGGAAGAAATAGCCAATGAAAGCACAGTATCACAAGAATTAAAGCCTAACTATTTCCATCTGTTCACTAATGCGGTAAAGTCGCTGACAATCACACTTCCATCTAATCGCCGCCCTTGGAATGAATTTAACTTCGCCTTTACTACTTCATCAAGCGGTTGTAATCTTGCGTTACCTAGTGCAGTCACATGGGTGGGTGGTACACCTACACTTGATGCAAATACTTATTATGAGGTATCAATAAGAAATAATAGAGCAGTAATAGGATAAATGGTAGCAAATTAAATGTTATATAGTATAATCAAAATATAAGGAGGTATTTAAAATGGTTAGAGTAACTTCAATGACACTTAATGATTCTGATAAGTCAGCTAAAGTATTCCTTGAAGCCGATACAAAATCTGAGATGAGTAGTATTTCTACAGATGATATTGAGGGTTTTCCTTCAGGATATACCATTGATTTTTTCAGTAAGGTTTTGACCTCATCAGGTGAACTTGGCATAATGAAGTCAGATGGTACATGGAATTGGGGATAAATGAAAGGAGGTAATTCATGGCTATGAAAGTAGAAGATGCCTTTACACAGGCATTAGCGGCATCAAGAGCATATACAAAAGAAACTGTATTAGGCGGTGGAGCTATTAAAGGCAAGAACTGTACAATATCCAACAAAGTCGCTATTGAAGGTGGTACAAGAGTCTATTTTAGCTGGACATTAGATGATGGTACAGAAAAAAGTGATTACATAGATGTGATGAATGGTGATACTTCTTCTATTTGGAAGATACAAGGCAAATTTGGTGCTAAGAATTTACTTGTATATCCGTATTATGAAACTTCTAAAACTAAGTATGGCGTAACCTTTACAATCAATGATGATAGCTCAATTACAGTTAATGGAACAGCAACGGGTAGTGCGGGGCAATTCTTTTTAGAGGACAACCTTACATTAAAAAAAGGTTCGTACATTCTGAGCACAACAGAATTATTACCGAAAAGCGTGTATTCACAAGTATTAAATAAAGGTACAGGTGTAGCAATTGCTACTATTGGAAATAATAGCGTTCAGTCGAGTTTATTTACTCTTACCGAAGATACTGTGGTAAGAATTAGAATATCTGCATCAGTAGGCTCAACTACTGATAACCTAGTTATATACGAAATGTTAAGATATGCAGAAGATACAGATGATACATGGCAACCATACGCAATGACAAACAAACAGTTAACAGATGCTTTAGTGAATGATGGTGAGGTTGTAAATAATGAAGCCACAGTATCACAAGAACTGAAATCCAACTTCACTTATATATTTAGTAATGCAGTAGAGAATCTTACTATTAGTTTGCCTTCTAATCGTAGAGAATGGGAAGAATTTAATTTCATTTTCACCACCTCTTCTACTGGTTGCAACTTAGCACTACCTAGTGAGGTAACATGGATTGGTGGAACTCCTACACTTGACGCTAACACATATTATGAAGTGTCGATAAAGAACAATAAGGCGGTGATAGGATGAGTGAGTTTAGAAGAAGATTGTTAGTGAAAAACGCCAATAAAGACAGTATAAAGTTACCTACATATGATGAAAGCACTTATCCTTATACCGCCTTGCTAAAAGGCACATTTTTAAGTTGGGTAACTGAACAAATAGGAATTTCAAGTGGGTATGCATTTTGTCTTAGCAATAAGCAAATTGGAACATTCAAATACAATGCTTCATACGGGTATCTATGGGGTTCAAGCACAGGTGCTCATGGAATTGTATTTGCGTCAGCTGATGGTATTACATGGCAAAGCATATACGAGGGCGACAGTTATGTAAGAACAGGTTTAAGCACACTTGAGGAAACATTATTTGACAATATCACAAAGACAGCATAAGGGAGAAAACACATGATGTATGGTAAATTAGTTGATGGGGAATTTATTTTAGCACCAAAATCATTCGTTGAAGAAATTACTCACACCAGAGTAGAAACATATGTTGATGAGGAAACTGGTGAAGAGAAAACAATTACATATGACGAAACAGAAGAAGTCACAGTAATAGGTTTTACAGAAGAGTATATGAGAAAGAAAGGTTATAAACCTGTCATTCTAGCAGAAAATCCTAGTGGTAAATATACAGAAGATATTGAGTATATTTATCAAGAAGAATTACAATGAATACCTAACAATTTCTAACAAAGGGGCTAATAATTATAGAGGAACTTTGTTATAATTGAGCTAGATTGAGAGGTTGACCTATGATACAAACAATATTACCTATATTACAGACTTTATTAGCTTTTGCGAATATATGCATAATAGGATATGGCTTATTTAACTTTCTTAAAAAGCCACATACTGAACTTGAAGATAAAGTAAAAGAACATGATATTAAAATAAAAGAGATTGAAAAGGCTTTACTTCGAGATAACGACAGATTTCATAAACACGACGATACAGATGAGGTAATATTGTCATGTATGCTCGCCCTTATTGATTTTGAATTAGCATATTGTATTCATACGTCATATGAAGATACAGAAGATTTAATAAAAGCGAGGACAGAGCTTAGAACACATTTAGCAAGGAAATGATATGAAAGCACTAGATAGATATGTAAGATTCTCATTTATTTGTCTGATAACATTTACTATTGTAGAAATTGTTGTACAGGCTATAACAAGCGTACCTCAGGACACACTTATCACTTGTTTCTTTAGCGCATTTGGAGGAGAACTCCTCCTTTGCGCTATGATTAAAAGACTAAAATTAAAGGAGAAAAAGGATGAATGATGTAGTATTTACAATTTTACAGGCAGTACTGTCATTATCAATCATACTTATCATGCGGCATGTTTTGCCTTACTTAAAACTAAAACTGCAATCTGTATGTGATGAGTACTTGCTTAATGCCATCAAAGAAGCCGTAAAGTCTGTTGAGCAGACCATAATTGGTGAGAAGATGGGGAAAGCTAAAAAGGAAGAAGTTCTGTGCAGAATTACTGCATGGGCAAATGAGCATAATATTCCTTTTACACAGAAACAGTTATCTGACTTAATTGAAACTGCTGTTTGGACAATGAATAATGAGGATAAGAAAAAATGAGTGAATTGTTGGGGATTGATGTGTCACACCACCAAGGCAAGATTGATTGGTCTAAAGTGGCAAAATCGGGCAAAAAGTTTGCTATTTTGAAGTGTCAGTATGAAGCGGCAAGCCATAACATTGATGATGAATTTGAACGCAATTATAAAGGTTGTGGAGATAACGGAATTGCAAGGGGTGTTTATATTTACATTGCTAGAGCATCAATGGCAGACCCCGAAAAAGACGCAGAATGCCTTTTGAAACATCTAAACGGACGTAAACTTGAATATGGCATTTGGCTTGATTTAGAGGATAAGACTGTTGATGTAAAAGGCAAGGCGTATATCAGAGAGTTGGTTTACACATATGCTAATATCTTTATGGATGCGGGTTATTATGTAGGCATATATTGCAATCGAGATTGGTATAATAGACTTATCCATGATGATTTAAAGAGGGATTTTGATTTTTGGATTGCTCGTTATCCGAATAATGACACAGGAAAATACAATGCTACATCAAGCCTTAAACCTAGTACAAGCATGGCGGTAGCATGGCAGTATTCAAGCAAGGGCACAGTTGATGGAATAAGCACAGTAGTTGACCTTGATGTAGATTATGATGGTGTAATCAATCTGATTGCAGATTTACCACTAAAGAAATCACTTGAAGAAATTGCACAGGAAGTAATTGATGGCAAGTGGGGAAATGGCAATATAAGGCGTGCTAATCTCACTAATGCAGGTTACAACTATGCAATGGTACAGGCAAAAGTGAATGAGATGTTGAAGTAAAACAAGGGGGATATTGTCATGGAAGACAATAAAAAAGATACAAACATTTCATACTTTGTTTTAGAAGGCATATTAAATCATCATTCAATGATTATTAAACGTCTTATTGCTACTATTATAGTTTTAGTATTTATGATTGGAGCTATAATAGCTGGATTTCTTTGGTACCTCAGTTTACCAGTAGAAGAGTATGATACAGTAACCGTTGAAAATGAAGAAGGTAATGCGAATTACATCGGACAAGATATGAATGGAGACTTCAATTATGGCAAAAGTAACTAAAGTGACTTATAAAAGAAGGCGTGGGGGAGCAAGACGAAAGCGAAAGAAATGAAACTAGACAACATGGACAATGCTGAAATATCACAAGCTATTGACAGATATGTTCGTGGAGAAAGGGCTAGAGCAATCTTAAAACGCCGTCTTATTGATGAAATTTGTTATGAACCTTTGGCAGAAGAATTTGATATTTCAGTTTCTCAGCTAAAAAGAATTTTGTACAAATCTCAGGAACAACTATTTAATCATTTGAACTAAATATTATCCATTTTTGAGCTATTCTCGGACTCGAGGATAGCTCTTTTCTTTTCTACAATTTATATATGTCATATATAAATTTTAATCCAAATCCAGAACTGAAAAATGTAGGGGACTGTGTTATCAGAGCCTTTTGTGCCGCCACTAATTGTGATTGGGAGACTGCATTTACAAAGATTGTGCTTAGGGCATTTATCTTACATGATATGCCATCTTCTGATGATGTTTGGGGAGCACAGCTTCATAGTGAAGGCTTTGTTAGAGAGATTATACCCAACACTTGTCCCTATTGTTATACAGTAAAGGATTTCTGTGAAGAACATCCTACTGGTACATATGTTTTAGGCACAGGTACCCATGCTGTCTGTGTAAAAGATGGCAACTACTATGATGCATGGGATAGTGGAAATAAAGTACCTCTATTTTATTGGCGAAAGGAGAATTAAATATGCCAGCACCTTATTTTAACAATTATCAACAGAGTTATGCACCTTATCAACAGAACATGAATCCTTCCTATAATCAAGGAAACAGCTACTCACCTAATTATCAGCCACCTCAGATGCAGATGGCTCAGCCTTCTCAGTCATCAACAATAAACTGGGTGCAGGGTGATGTAGGAGCTAGAGCATATCCTATTCAGCCTGGAATGTCAGTTTTACTTATGGACTCAGAGGGACAGAACTTCTATATTAAGTCCGCAGACACTATGGGCATGCCTAGTCTAAAGAAGTATGCATATTCAGAAGTAGTAGAAGAACCTATGCGTTTAGAGAGCCATGAAGCTAAACAGATAGATACTGCGTTTAATGCTACTAGAGAAGAAGTAAAGCAGATGCAGGAAGAGATTAACAGACTTAAAGAGCAGATAAAACGCATGGAAGATGAAAAACAGCAGGATAATAGAGGAAGAAAGAATGGCTAATTCTATATATGAACAATTGAATGGAAATCAATCACAAAATAATACGAATGATTTTCAGTCACAATTCAATTCATTTAGACAGAATCCTATTCAGTTTATGGCTCAGAGAAATCTCAATATTCCACCTGAATATCAGAATAATCCTCATGAAGCTGTCAATTATCTGATACAGAGTGGAAGAATGAATCAAGAGGCCCTACAGAAAGTAATAGGAACATTACAGAAAATGGGATTTAGATTTTGAAAAATGAATTAAACTTAGGTTTCAATCCTTGCAAGGGAAACAATATCAATCTTTTAGAAAGGAGATAACTATGGATAACGGTACTAATATGTATATGCCAGTTGCTCCAGCTTATGGCTATGGAAACGCAGGTTTCGGTAGTGGTATGTTTGGCGGAGATGGCTGGTGGGTAATCCTTTTCCTCTTTGCTCTTATGGGCAATGGATTCGGAGGATGGGGTGGATTTGGAGGAATGGGAGGTATGATGGGTTATGATATGACACTTCCTTACTTCTATAACACTCAGACACAGAATGATGTGAACAGAGGATTCCAGAATCAGCAGTTAGCTTCTCAGCTTGCAGGCATTCAGAGTGCAGTAACAACAGGATTTGGTGATACTGCTCTTGGTATTGCAGGTGTAAATCAGAACATCTGTCAGACAGGTAATGCTATTACAGGTGCAGTAACTAGTGGCTTTGCTAATGCAGAAACTGCCGCTAATGCTAGACAGATTGCTAATCTACAGCAGGCATTCAATTCACAGACTGCTATTACAGGTGGTCTTAATAACCTTTCATCTCAGTTCGCTGACTGTTGCTGTGAAAACCGTCTTGCAACTTGCCAGACACAGAACATCATTCAGAATGAAGGTAACCAGACAAGATTTGCTGATGCTAATAACACAAGAGATATTATTCAGAGCCAGACACAGGGTACTCAGGCTATTCTTGATAAACTTTGTCAGCTCGAACTTGATGGAGTTAAAGCACAGGTTGAAGCTAAAAATGACCGTATTGCAGAGCTTACTACTCAGCTTAATATGGCTACTCTTAGAGAATCTCAGACAGCTCAGAACGCTTTCATTTCTCAGGGCTTCGCTAATGAGGTTGACCAGCTCTATAACAGGCTCAATAACTGCCCTGTTCCATCAACTCCTGTATATGGCAGAACTCCTATCTTCACTTGCAATCAGGACTACGGATGTGGCTGTGGATGCGGTGTAGCATAAAGTGAGGTGATACTATGGCAGAGTTTACGAGTAATCCTGTACAGACAGTACAACCTAATCAGCCAGTAGTTTTAAGTACTACGATTAGATGTCCTAAAGGTTACGTTTATCACAGACCTGAATCTGGAATTGTAACCCTCAGAGGTATCACTAATAACTGTTTTGCTCGCTATCAAGTGACATTCAATGGTAATATTGCAATTCCTGATGGTGGAACAGTTGGCCCGATAGCTGTCGCATTAGCTATTGACGGAGAACCTATACTCACTTCAAGAGCAATAGTTACTCCTGCAGCCACTGCGACTAACCCTCCTACAACTGACAATTTCTTTAATGTCACCAGTACTGAAATAATCACTGTGCCTAAGGGATGTTGCTGGAATATTTCAGTAGAGAATGTAACAGAACCTGCTACACCTACTACACCAGCTAGTCCTATTTTAGTACAGAACGCAAACTTAACGGTTAGTCGCATAGCGTAAAGGAGGAATATTATGTCAAAGAAATTAGAAAGCCTCCGTGATACACTTTGCGGAGAGTTAGAAAAAGTTGCTAAGAAAGAGGAAATCAGTATGTCTGACCTTGATGTTATAGACAAACTGACACACTCCATTAAAAATCTCGACAAAGTAATGCTTGGTAATGAAATGATTGAGCAGTACGGATATGACTTTCCCGACTATAGTGGAGCTAGAAGAGGTCGAGATGGAGACAACGACGGCAGATACAATGAAAGTAACAGAAGAGGAAGAAGTCGTGACAGCTACGATAGAAGCTACGATTACTCAGGAAGACGATATGATGATGGAAGAAGCTACGAAGGTAACTACGATAACTCCAGAGACTATTCCAGAAATCGTGGTGGATATAGCGGACATGACGAAGAAATAGACCGCTTCAAGCACATGATGAAAGATGCCGTAAATCAGTTATAAATAAGATACCCCCATAAATCTTATTTTTGAGCCAGTCAGAAATGACTGGCTCTTTCTTTTGCAGAATTGACAAGCAAATAAATATGTTATAGAATGTTTAGCATAAGATAATTTTTGCAACAAAACGATAGAAACGGAGAAACTATGATAACAGTAAGAATTAAAAAGGCTAAGTTTATGCCTGATGATTATTCAGCTTATCTTACTTTCCCTTACAATCAAAATGTTATTGATACTGTAAAGAAGTTAAGATATAGAAGCTGGATAAAAGGTACAAAAGAATGGGAAATAAGAATTGAAGATTTACCTGTATTATTTGATGCATTTCCTAATATGGATTTTGATGTTAGCGGTAGATATGTAGAGCTTAATCCTACATTAAATTTCAATCTTGATACTTTCTCATTTAAAACACAATGCTACAAACATCAAAAAGAAGGCTTCAAATATGGAATGACACATACAAAATGGCTACTTGGAGATGAACAAGGTCTTGGTAAGACAAAGCAAGTAATTGATATAGCTGTTGCTAAAAAACAAGCATATGGATATAAGCATTGTCTTATTGTATGTGGTGTTAATGGTCTTAAATGGAACTGGCAGAATGAAGTACATACACATTCTAATGAAGAAGCTCATATTTTAGGGCAGAAAGTGAGAAAGAAAACAGGAGAGATTTATATAGGAAGTAACAAAGATAAACTCAATGATATTATGTGCCTGGATTCGATTTCAGCGTACTTTATCATAACTAATATAGAAACTCTCAGAGATGATAAAATATGCTCTAAAATCGAAGAGTATTTACATTTGGATGACAGCGATAATAGAAAGATAAATATGATAGCTGCCGATGAATGCCACAAAATGAAGAATCCATCTAGTCAGCAAGGTAAAGCGTTTATTACATTAGATGCTGATTGTAGAATAGCTATGACAGGTACACCTCTCATGAACTCGCCGCTTGATTTATATATCATATTCAGATGGTTAGGTTATGAGAAACACGCTTTCTATTCATTTAAAAACTATTATGCTGTGATGGGTGGATATGGCGGATATGAAATAGTCGGATATAAACATTTAGATGAACTAGAAGAGAAACTTCAATCTATAATGTTAAGACGATTAAAGAAAGATGTTTTAGACTTGCCTGAAAAAACATATGTTAATGAATATGTGGAAATGACTGCTAAACAAGCTATCATATATAAAGAGATTAAAGCAGAGATTAAGTCTAATATAGATATGATTTCTGTTTCGCCTAATCCTTTAGCAGAGATGATAAGATTGCGACAAGCAACTGGATATACAGGAATATTATCTAGTCAGGTACAAGAATCAGCAAAGTTAGATAGAATGGAAGAGCTTATTGCAGACGCACTTGCCAATAAACAGTCAGTAATAGTATTTAGTAATTGGTCAAAAATCACAGATGAAGTAGAACGCCGATTAAGTAATATTTCATATAGATGCATAACAGGTGATACTGCTGATAGTGACAGACAAAAATTTGTAGATGAGTTTCAAGCAGGTGAAGCCGATGTTATGATAGGAACTACATCAGCACTTGGTACAGGACTAACTTTAAACAGAGCAAGTGTTATCATTCTTTTAGATGAGCCATGGAATATGGCTACAAGAGAACAAGCTGTAGATAGAGCGCATAGAATAGGACAGACAAATGCTGTTACTATATACACCATAATCGCAAAGGGCACGATTGATGAACGAATACATAACTTAGTATATGAAAAGGGAGAAATGAGTGCCAGAATTGTAGATGGCAATGGTACAGTCATCAATAAAAAGGAACTCGTTGATTATTTATTAGAGTAAAGGAGATTATATGGAGAACAAGATTAAAATTGAGGAACTTGCTATGCGTATTGATTCCTCTACACAGACAATCAATAACTGGTACAAATGGAAAAGAGAGAATCCTAATTCTGAATTAGCTTCTATCTTACCAGACTATATTCAGGAAGGTAACAGACGTACTAGATATTGGAATACAAGTGATATTTGGAAACTTGTAGAGTTTAAATCAAAAATAACCCACGGACGTAATGGAGTCATGGGGTTATATAGAGGCAAAAAGAAAGGGGATAAGAAATGAGAAAACTAATCAACACAGAGGAACGAACTGACACAGTATATCAGGAGGATGACATTAAGGTCTTAGTAGAAAAATACATAGAAAATAAAGACCAAGAAACTCACTATAAGAATCTTGCATCCGCCGAGAATACTCAGATTAAAGAGATGATGGCAACATTAAATATCAATAAAGTTGATACAGCAATGGGCAGTGCCATAGTTTCAGAACAGAAGCGAGAAAATTTCATTGAGGATTTATTGATTGATTTCTTAAAGAAGAATGGAAAAGCAGATGGCATAGTTAAAACTAAAGAATATGTTGACTATGACGCTTTAGAATCAGCTATCTATAATGAAAAGATTCCTGCTGATATGTTAAGTGCTATGGCAGTTTGTAAGGAAGTAAAGACAGTTAAAGTGTTGAGAATCAAAAAGAAAGGAGAAAAATGATGTTAATAAATCCATTTGTAGCAGGTGTATTAAGTACGATATTCTGTGAGATGTTATGTATTATTATTCTAGCAGTAATTAAATATTCAGGAGGAAAGAAATAATGAGTTATGAAGTAAAAGGAAAAACAAAATCTATTAAAGGAACTTCAAGATGTGCTATGTGCATCAAAGACAGATTCTCAGGAAAAGACAATTATTACACAATTGAAGTTACAGAAGAAAGGGATATTCCAGATGTAGAAGATGTGAATATGGATAAAGAGTATGAAGCACTCTTCGATTCCATAAATGATGTAGTAGATAATCAGATGGAACAGATTGTAAAAGCAGTTAAGGGCGAATAAATAAATCCTGTTGATAACACACTACGAATATGTTAAAGTAATATATGTAAATGAGATGTAAGTCACATTTGCGAAAATCCTTTCAATAAATATAGTGTGTTAGCAAAGACAGCAGGAAATCTATGTTCCTGCTGTCTTTTCGTATTGACAGCATATTTATAATATGTTATAGTATGTTTATGATGTATGCAGTAGACTAGCTATCTATTGTGTGCTACAATGAATAAGCCAGTTGATGTGCGCATACGTTGACTGACAATGTACAAACACATAATAACTGGCAAAGAGCTTGATATGAGGAAGATGCGCCTTCTGAATATCGAGCTTTTTATTTTAAGAAATACAGAGGAGAATTGTTGGGAGGAGAATTGAATAATGAAAGATACTAATTTCTTTTGTGTCCAAGCTTGGATGGTTACAAAGTTAAATTTAAAGGGCGCAGAGCGTGATATATACGCTATTCTATATGGATTCACACAAGATAATGAAAGTGAGTGTAAATGTAGTTACACATATATGTCCACTATAACAGGATATACAAAAAGAGCAATAATGGATGCAATGGACAGACTATTAGCTAAAAATTATATAGTAAAATCTGGCTCAGACTCAGATAAAGATATGAGAAATATCTATAAATGCAACTTTGATTTCATTGATGGAATATTAAGAGGGGGTGAAATAACTTCACCACTAGGGGGTGAAATAACTTCACCACTAGGGGGTGAAATAACTTCACTACATAATATAAATAATAAAAATAAATCCTATAATAAAAGCACCGGAGCCGGTGCTCTTTCTAAAAATCATTCTCAGGTCTATAAGAAAAGAGAAACTCTAAATGATGATTTAGAGAGTGGAAAAGATATAGATAAACAAAAGTCTGATAAAAGAAAATCTCCTAAAGAAAAGTTTAAAGATGAGTGTTATAGTCTGATAGATAGTTTTGTTACAGACAATCATCTTGATTATGCAGTCCACGATTTACTTATAGAATATTTTGATTTTATCTCAGATATTAAACAAGCTGATGGAGATAATAAACAAAAGGTTGTTAAAAATACTAGCACATGGGAAAAGAAGCTCAATAATCAATTGTTAAAGCTCATTGAAAATGGATATAACCCTATTGATATTATTAGACAAAGTTTAGATAAAAAATATTATAAGTTTGTACCACTAGAATCTAGCAGTAA